ATGGAATATCCAACATTAAGGTTTGTGTTCGATCGAAAGAAGGTCGCAACCAAGGAGAAAAAAGGTCTTGTGCAGATCGAGGTATGCTCTGAGAGAAAGAGAAAATGGATTGGTACGGGTGTAAAGGTATACGCCGATCAATGGGATGACAAAAGAAAGGTCACGGCTCGACCCGACTCGTTGGACTTGAATATGAAGCTGGACTTGATGATGTCTAATATCCTAGAGTACGTGAACTCATTGATACGTCGAAAGGTCCCGTTCGATTTCGAGTCATTGGACGTTTTCTTGAAAAATAGCTCGGAATCGGATTCTTTCATTGATTTTATCGTTAGGAGGACTGATGAGAGAAAAGACCGTGCGGAAGGAACCATAAAGCATTATAGGACATTGGTTAAGGTTTTGGAGGATTTTGGGAGGATCAATTACTTTCATGATTTGACCCGCTCCAATATAACTATGTTCGATGATTACTTGAGAAGCAAAGGTATTAAGGATACTACCGTGTATGGTTACCATAAGAATATGAAGGCTTATATAAACGAGGCCATAAGATTCGGTATAATCTCAGAGAATCCTTATGTGGGGCTTAAGATCAACAGGGGAAAATCGGATAAACGGAAATATCTCACGTATGAGGAGATGAGAAGGATGGAAAGATGTCGTATAACCGATCCTAGCGTAAACAGGGTGAGGGATCTTTTCTTGTTCCAGTGCTATACAGGGTTGGCCTATTCGGATTTATATAAGTTTGACTTCGCGAGCGATGTAGAGCGGAGGGGGAATAAGTTTATTATAGCGGATAGGCGTGTAAAGACCAATGAGGATTATTTCATAGTCTTGCTGTCTCCCGCCATGGAGATATTAAGAAAATATGATTTTGATCTTCCGGTAATAAGTAATCAGAAATATAACGATTATTTAAAAGTCGCCGCTAGTTTCGCCAAGATTGACAAGAATCTGACTACGCACTGCGCGCGCCATACGTTTGCGGTTTTCGCGTTAAATAATGGTGTTCCGATGGAGGTGGTGTCCAAGATGCTTGGTCATACAAATATAAAAACAACACAAATCTATGCGAAGGTGCTCAACACAGAGGTCGAGAAAGGATTTGATGTCTTGGAGCGAAAGATGAAGGTTTAGCGATAAATAGACCAATAAAAAACGCCCGTGTCAGAAAAAACACGGGCGTTTTTTATTGGCGATGCGAAAAATAGAACTATTACTTGTTGTCATGCTGAATTCTCCTGAACTCCTCGCTCTTGGCGAAGCTACTGACTTGATCCCCCTTGCACATATCGTAGGTGATAAAGGTCTTCAGCAGAAAAACATCCGGCCCTACGGCTTTGAATCCCATCGCAATTCCCTCTTTACAGGTGGCTAATACATTCTCCCGGTACCCTCCGTCCACCTCTTCGTACGAAAATGTGAATGAATAACTATTGTTTATCTCGAAGTACCGCTTAATCAACTCTTTGCCTGTAAGGTTAATTCCCATCCGATCGGCGAACCGGCTGAAGAAGTGAGGAGGAAACGCGAGAAGAACCATCTTGCCATTGACAAAGACAGGCATATAGGCATACTTGCCATGATTGGTATCATGGTAGCACACAAAAGAGATCCGGCAATTGTCGCCTATATCCTTTTTATTGTGGGCCTCCCATAATATCAGCCACTTGTTTTTACGCTTAGTGGTAACAAATGAGTGGATGCGCACAGGAAAGATGCCGGATTTATTGATTATCCGGCTCACCTTAGCGTCCTTGGTATCGGATATGGAGAATATATTGAGATAATCAGCCTTGATTTCCTCCAACAATTCGGAGGTTGTCATGCTTGTCGTAATCATATTATTTCTATTTTCACTTCGAGCGCATCACATATCTTCGCAAGGATATCTATCCCAACGGAGAATTTACCGTTCTCAACGTTGGAGATAGTTGCGGCTCGAAGGTTGGCAAGTTCGGCCAGTTGTCGCACCGTGTAGCATCTTTCCTTACGTATTTCGGCTATTCGTTTCCCTATTCGTTCACGTTCATTCATTCAATCCCTCCTCTCTTACTATGTTTTCATCTTCCCACTCAACCCAATCGCAATACCATTGAGCCGCAGGTTTTATGATTTCCTTTTTTATCATTTCGGAATCATATTTGACATCAAGCGTGGCGCAATAATGTAACGCCGCAATCATTGGCTCTTTAATGCCAAATCTATTGGTATAGCTAAACTTTAATGTCGGAACATCCGGATTTAAGGCTACATCCTTCCTGCCAAATATTTCGATGATACTGGCAGAACGTATGTGCATTATGACATTTCTCCCATATAGGGGATCCCCGCCTTTTTCGTGACCGGAACCTTCGATGAAGGCGAACTCGGGCAATGTTAAATTCATGATATATGTCTTTGTTATCTTTTATCTCCATTAGGCTATATCTTCTATCGCATAGTCGCCAGACGCAAAGGGGGCGAAATCTTCAACAATGGTAGCAATGCGCATTGCGTCCTCGTCAGATATTACGATTTCCATATTTTCATTACAAATCATTTCTATCCCATTATTTTCTAGAATCTCTAATAACTCGCTATTTTCGCAATATAATGTTTTCATGTTTATTGTATTTATTTGATTATTAATTAATATAGATATATTTATTTTTCAATCACTTCAAGATCATTTAAAATCTTGATAGCTTTTTCTTTCCCCAAGCTTGCACATTTCACAAGGGCCTCATAAGCGGACAGCCTATGACCTCCATTAATGCCGGCATAACGAAGAATTGAAATAAAACGAATGTGAGAGATTGACTGTCCTTTATAAATGTAAGTTGTCATGATATTATCGCTGAATTGTTACTGTTGCCACCAGCTCTATTGTTATGATGCAAAGATAAGCATAATATTGTTTGTTACCAAATAGCGTAACGGAAATATTTATAGAATTAACAACAATTAATATTCCAGCCCTGTGTTATCCTTCCATCCTTTTTTTGTTTGATTATATCATTATGTTTCCTTGTTTTATACGGGCGATGTGGTCTTGGTATACGGCGTGTTTTCTTCCTCTTTTTCCTCTAGTACCTTTTTAAGCTGATATAGGCTCAAAATATCATACTCAAATGTCGGATTGTCCCAGTTCCTCCGGACGGAGTTTGTCTGGACGGAAATATATTCACAACGCTTTGACCATATATTAAGATCGCAAATAAAGATACGCTGATAATTAATTGATCATTTGAAGCTCAAAAAATAATTCTTGGCCTCTTTTGGCATCCTTCGGCCCTCAAGACAGATATATCTATCCGTGGTGCCTCTCGTATGACCAAGTATTTTCTTTATCCATATCTCCGAGACACCACGTGCCGCCAGATTGGAGGCGCAGCTACGACGTGCCGTATGCGACGCTATAAGATCGCATTTCCTGCCAGTCACATTTTTCCCTGCTTTAAAACATCTTGTTTTTGCCGTTATTCCTGCCTTGTCCGCAAGTTTTCGGACTGTATCGTTGAAATATACGTCTGACACTATTCGGCCGCTTAAAGCGGGGGATTGCTCCTTTATAAACCGTTTCAAAACTGGCGATACCGGAATTTCAACAAAAACTTTAGTTTTCTGCGAAACATATGACAGCCATCCGTCCTGGATGTTTTCTTTCGTAAATTGGCAAAAGTCGGAATGGCGAGCTCCCGTGACGCAACCGAGCAAAAATTGATCCCTTATCAATCGTTCGGTCTCATTCATTACCTCTACTTCCGATATCCGCCGTATCTCTTCCTCGTCCAAGAAAGTATTCACTGACACTTGCTCTTTTAACGTAAGGATAGAGGCGAAGTCAAAATCCAATTTTACCTCTTCCGAATACCTGTTAAGCACTGCTTTTAATTTGGCAGCGTATTGTCTTGTGGAATTTGGGGATAATCTATCGCCCATATATTCAGCGAACCTGATGAGCCTAAGCTTTGAAAGTTCGCCCCATTCGGCGTCGCATCCGTTCGCCTCCTCGAACATCCTGATGATGATCCCGTATTTCGGGTACTTCTCTAAAAAAGCCTCTTTAAGTGTAATCATCGCTTACTCCTTTCATCTTTTGTGTTTGCCGCTATAAACAAGCCAGATATAAACGCTATTATTATTACCCCGGCCATTATCGCCAAGGTTTTAAAACCTCCCAAAAGTATAATTATTAATATAATCCATACAAAAATACCTAATTGCATAGCTTTATGTTTTATGCAGGGCTTTCGCCCCGCTGGTTAATTTAAATCAGAAATCACACATTATATTATATTTGTCCTTCAATTTGTAATAAATTGACTCGGGGACGGAAATACATCCGTTATCGTAATGTTTGATTCGTTTGTTTTTTATCTCTATTCCTCGATTAAGCCAAATTGTGTACCAACTCCCATCTATAGATTTTAATAACATATCCGCTTCTTTCTTTTGCTGATCCAGTCTCGTTTCTTTGTATTCTCCTTTTGGAATAAACGGCTTGTCGGGATCTTCCACGAAATAGGCTTCTACTTTTATCTCTTCTACCTCTTTTGTGGGAGATCCTTTTCCTTGTGATATTTCCGTCTCGCCACAAAAAGACGATTTTATTTCCTTTGCAATTGTCGAAATATTAACATTATCTACAGGGGTTACCACCCTCGTTAAATCGCCGATTAGCTCATAATCCCCGAAATAGCATCCGTCAAGATATTTATTCAGCTTTTCAAAGAGCTCTTCTAAATCCTTATATTCAGCGCATACCCCAAACGTATATTCTAGCATGTAAGAGGACGGATGAAACTCATTCGGGAAATAGATCTTAGCGATGATCTTCCTGCCGTTTTTTAGCTCGTAAAACCTCATTCCTTTAAATTCTTTTAATACACTCTTTATCGATACGATTGTGCCATAAGTCCTTGTTTCCATATTGTTATATGTTTATTTGTTAATAATCGATCAATTCTGCGTATTAAACAGGTGGGTAAATTTGGAAAGATCAAACTAAAGAGGTACTTTTACAACGTGTTGGGTTGAGTATCTTTTTACTCAATCTTGAGACCCGGAAGGTTTGCCGACTTTTCGGGCCTCTCTTTATCCATCATTTCAATTAATACACTTGTAAGATTAAGCCATTTTTATCTCTTTCTTACATTACAAATATACAACAACTTTATATTATAAGCAATATTTAAATAGCTTATTTTCAATATTATACAAAATTTGATAAGTGGCAAAACATTCAATATAAAGCGGGTTTCGTAGACTTATCGAGTAGGTTTTGTGTCATCATGGATTAAGAGGCTAACAACGAAAAAAGGCTTTAAAAGCCGAGTATTTGGGCGTAATGGATGGTTTGTGATAAGGAAGGGAGATTGAACTTTGATAGATTGTATTTATTAGTTTTATAGATTATATCTATTAAGATAACCGTAAAAAAGAGAATGGTTTATTATAGATAAAATCTATTATCTACGATATATTTTGTTTATATGATTGGCGTTAAAATGTGTATACGGTTACAACATCTAAGTCCTTATGTTTTTTTGCATTAAGAATATTTTGATGCCCAAAAGTTATTGTTGATTGATAAAGGCGTATCGTTGAAGGCTTGTTTATATTATATGTATAATATAAACAGTATGTTATTTAACTAGTTGATTTATAGAGTTTATTTGTTTGAGGATGTGCAAAAATACCCCCCCCCCCCCCCCCGTTATATCATACAGGGAAAAGGCTGTTACCTCGTCTAAAAATTTTTTTCTCCCATTTTTTTCTAGTTTGTTTGTATATAAAAATATGTAAATGATTTACAATTATTATGTATTTTGTCATTTCGTATCACTTTTGCTACAAAATAAATACGATGTAATATATAGTTTTAATCTATAATATTGTGATTTTTAATAGATTTTATCTATGATGATATAAAATATACGTTATCTTTGTGTGGTAGATTAAATGATATATATCATTATATTATGGAGTTAGATATTTCAAATAATGTAGATATTGGATTTGATTGTGATTGTAACTCTCAGAGTGATAGTCTTATATCTTGTATAGTTCAGAATCTTGTTCATACGGGTAATAGATACGAAATGGCTATTTCTGGGAGTCCGACAGGGAAGGAGAGCTCAAATTTGTATTATGAGAACCTTGACAGCGTCATAGAGTCGGTGTATACGACAGTATCGAAAAGCGATCTCGCCCTTTATAAGGGTAATGTCTATTTTTTCACGGGCAAGATATACGAGATAGTTCCGGGACATGCTTATTTGAAGCGTGCTATGCGTACATATTTGCGTGTATCCGGTGTTCCCAAGGCTTTCATTGTTCGAAGTATTAAGGATATAATGGCTGAGATGTACAATTCACTTGAGATAAACAGGGTGTTGCGTCCTCGATATAACGTCATGGCTTTTGAGAATGGAGTCGTGGACATGCGGGATGGTGTTTTGCGTCCTTTCTCTAGGGATCATCATGTTATATATCTTCACCGCTATAGATATGATCCTGAGGCTAAATGCCCTAAGTGGCATTCTTTCTTGAGAGGGACGGAGTTTGGAAGGAAGGTCTATTCGGGAGGTGTTTTGCCGGACAGGAACGACCGTACGATATTGCAGATGTTTCTTGGCCTATCCTTGTATGATCGGGGGACGATGGATAAGAAGGTGGAAAACGCTCTTGTGTTGTTTGGCAATGGGTCGAATGGAAAAAGCGTTATTATGGATACCGTGATGGGGATATTGGGTGAGGACAATATATCCAATTTGAGCATGGAGGCCCTGCTTCGGGGAGGAGATGAGCGCCAGAGAAACCTATCCCAGATAGAGGGAAAGATATTCAATTGGTCCGGGGAGATGGAGGCCAAGACATTCGCCGGGAAGGAAGACGCCGCTAAGAGCCTTATATCCGGTGAGCCCCAGCTTGGGCGTAGGATCGGGAATAACGCCTTTAAGATAACGAATATTCCATACTTCATATTTAACGCTAACCGTTTCCCCGCTGGAGGAGATAGCAGTTTTGGTTTTTTCCGTCGTTTTATATTCATCGTGTTTGATAAGGTCATTGACGAGAGGCACATGAACTTGAGATTGACCCATGAGCTCAAGGATGAGTATCCCGGGATATTGAATTGGATAAGGAGGGGGGCTTTGCTTCTTCAGAGGAATGGCTTCAAGTTCCCGGAAAGTGAGGGGAGCCTGAGGAAACGCATCAATGAGATGGGATTATCGGCTCTTGGTAAGTCATGGGCCATGGCTAGAGGCTTCTTTGCCCTCCCGAGAAAAGGGATGCCTAATGATATGCCGCATGAGGTTGATTTCGCTATCATTTATGATGATGTCAAGAATTACGCGGAAGAAAATGGTTTCCCGATGGTGAGCAGGCAGACGTTAGCCGCCCATTTCAGGGAATTGGGGTTTGATAAGGAGAGAAAGAGAAAGGTTGGGCGAACGGTGTATTATAAATGCTATGGTCTCACTTCCGACCTGCTTGTTTCGGCATCGGTACCTTTGGTGTCTGACATGAGCGTTGGGATCAATAATGAGGGGTTTCAATATGGGGAAGATGACTGAAATACATGAATTTTACCCAACTATATATCCGAGGTTAATATGGGTGGCTAAATTGAGAAACGAAAAAGATATAAACAATATTTTTGGGGGACGAGATGGTTCCGAGATATATCTTGATATTGAAAAAGGCAATGAACCCAAAGCTACGACTTTAAAGGTATGGCATAAAGAAACGGGTAAATATGGAGTATTGGTTTGTATTCATAGCCGTATTAATGTCGGGGATGTAGCGCATGAGGCAGTTCATGTGGCGAGTTGCATCTTTGATGATCGTGGCATGTCTATGGGGTTTGATGGGGGCAAAGATGAACATTTCGCATATCTAGTCGGGTTTGCCGCTGATTGTATTAATCAAGTGAGAATTAATAAATTTAGGGAGTAATATGGAATACGGAAAGAAAATTCAGGTTCACAACTTTATAATGCTTAAATATAAAGTTGACAAAACATCCTTTATCAAGGTAGCTTCGGCGGCCGGTGACTGGTCTGTGTCGTACCGGGAGGACAATATTATGTACTTGACTCTCGATGTGGCCAAAGAGGAGGAGTATGAGGCCTTATACAATGTATTTACGGGCATTTATGGAACATGTAATATCGTGGATTCGGATTTCACCAAAGAGGTATTTGATGCCATGAGTAGACATTTCGAGAGATTGAAAGGTGATCGATCGGTAGTTTCGGATGAGGAAGATTCTAAGATTTTAGAGGAGGAGCGTAGGATAAATGAGATAAAGGACTTGGGATGAAGTTATGGGCGATATAGTAACCATAGAGCTTGGAGATGGCAGAAAAATAGGCGCAATGAGGCAAAGTTATTTCGATCATTTAAAAATGCGTGGAGACGTAAGGTTTCTAGGGTTTGATGGATGCTATTACTATATAGATAGGGACATCATAAGTATTAATGGGGAAATGGTAAGATGTAATAGTCAAAACTAGCTCTGACAGTTTTTGCCCGATAATAAACTAGCTTTCAGGGCAAGTCTTGACTATTTAAACATAATTTTAATATTTAAATATTGTTGTTTTTCCTCTTATTCGCTAGATACAAGGAGCACTTGTTACATGTGAGCGGAAGATAGTAATGTACGGTAGAATCTTCCTCTTCCACGATATCTTTTTTCATTTGTTGTAAGTCCGCTATGAGCTTAGTGGCGTCAAGCCATTCTTTGGAGCCTGCTTTCATTTTTGATTTGGCGATAATGAGACCTTTTAAAGTTTCCTCCTTGGTAGCCATAGATAAGGCTTCCTCTAAGGAGATGTCATCGCTATTTTCAGACTCCATCTCTTTTCTCTCCTTCCTTTTGCTTACCACTTCCATATATTTGGCGAAGTCTGGATTGTTAATCACGGAACGCATTTGCGACTGTATATAGCTATCTGACAAGGTTATGTTATATCCGAAAGCTGCGATATAAGCGTCGTTATCCTTCCATCCTGATAGCATGAGGTCTGCGAATATCTTTTCCTCTATCGATATCTTCGCTTTCTTGATCTCTGTTTTTATACCTCTTGAATAATCCATAGATTCATTATTTTTATGGTTACACGAATACGAAATAGCATCGGCAGTTTATATGCCATTGATATTTATAGTCTTGAATAGGGTGGAACCCTGCCATGTCGTCGCATAGCGCGCATGGGTACGAGCTACCCCGGAATGAGTAAAATCCCGTGGCACCATTTCTCAATGCTTGTTCTCCATACCACCACATCCATGCTAGCGCTATGCCGTTTCTGGATAACGTGGTGATTAAATTATATGCCGAATTGCTTCTGCCTACTCCGTAACTCATGCCCCTTGTCTCTATACGGGTAGCGGACAAGCCCTTCCCGAAAGAATTCTTTATATCCGGGTTGTTGTAAGGCGCTGAAAGACTTCTCCGGATGGTAGATAATATACCTTCTCCGGTTTTACCCAAGAATATACCGGCGGCTATCGCCGCCTCTAGTTCGAATTTATATCTATTGGCGTATTCATTTATCCTTTGCTTGAGAGTCTTGCCATGCCTTTCGTCGTTCAAGAACGCTAGAATGGCGCCTTTATCTTCTTCCCGGTCATATACGGACAATATTTCCGTTGCGTAGATAATATTATCCTTTAATTCACGGATAATCTCATCTACCTCTTCCCTTAAAGACTCATTAGAGCTGAACCGGAACAATCTAGGGGAGATATTGTATTTTGGGGATACAGCGATTATCTTGCGTGCCGCCTCTATCATGTATTCCTCAATATTATTCTTAACGCTGATTTCCGTTTCAATTCTTGTTTGAAGGAATCGTTTAGCTTCCCGTATTTGATCCCCTGTTGGCATTCGCTAATTCTATTTGACTTAGTAAATCGTTTTGTTGCTCCTCTTTAGCCTCCCTTACAATCCTTTCCCATTCGCCTGTGACGGAATACATGGGTATACGTTCGGACGCTGTTTGTCTTGATATGAATCCGTTTTGTACGGCGGAGGCCAGATCGGCGACCATGGCGGATTCATTCACGTGGATATATGGCTTGATCCACCAGTTTATAGGCAAGTTGATAAAATCTATGGATTTCTCCTTTTCAACCCCGAATCCATACGTGAATATTTTTACCATGTCATCAAGGAATGATTGATATTCAGCTGAGTCAATCATCGCTTTCTCGTAAGCCGGGGAATATAGTATCTTCAACGCCGCCGCCGGCAGGTCACCGGACTTTAACTCCGGCGGGATTACGGCGAATGATTGCTCATATATCATTTTGTATAATGTATCGAGCTGCTTGACGAATGACTCTGACGCGTCCGGTTGCGACAAGAACGATGCCTTGTCTTCCGGGCCTCCGGTGATTATCTTTACGGATCCGTTCAAATCGTGTTGCATAGCCATGGATTCTGATCCTTCGCCTTGCAAGTACATGATGGGGAACCCGAACGCTTGATTGTTCTGGGCCATCTGGGAAAACGACATCTCATAACCGTCGCACGCGTCTTGTGAGGGGCTCCAGCATGCCCCGTCCTCATCCCGTCGATAAGCGACTGGAAGGAAAGGGAAACCATGAATGGATTTATCCACCAGCTCGTATCCATCGATCCCAAATATCCCCAATATTCTATTTATAGCCCCTTTAGCTCCTTTCTCGGCACGTTTATAGCGATACAGTGTCGTGTTGTCCCATACCTCTAACCACTCGATAATACGATTCCCCAGATCGTCGTAATCGTAGTATGAACGGGCGAAAAGATTCATCTTGTTCGTTATAGGATCATAATGTGGATAAAGGGTATCCCCGTTCTGGTACGATAAGGTTTTGTATCCGAACTTACCGTCCCTCAAATATCCGACCATGGCGGCGTCTCCTGTCATTTTTGTTGATTTTACGGCCTCGAAGAAAGCTATCTCCATGTTTTTCTTCAACCACCCCTCTTTAAACAAGAGGAAATCCTTTATCTCTTTCTCGGAAGGCTTGTCTTTGGTTAATTCGAATTGTATGTCATTGCCGCACAAATGGACTGTTTGTTTCACCGTTATTATTTGCTGGAAGGCGAAAGAGTAACGAGGGACAAGCTCTTTATATATACGTCTGCTGGTCTTGCCCGTGGGTTCTCCATTCTCGTCAAGGACAGGCTCTTCCTCCATCCTGTAAATATCAGGATAAACCTCGTGGTCATTGATGACATGACCGGATGGATAGTATTCCCTCATGAAATCCGATTGGGTTACCATCGTGTAGTAACAAGGATCGTCCTTTGAGAACGGTTCATTGTCCGCCATGAATGTCCCATGCCTCATGTAACCTTCGGGCCTAATCCTTTTCCAAGGTCTTTTCGTCTTGATCTCTCTCTTATCCATATTTATAAGGGTTTATAGGACACGTATCTAAGCATCCCCTTAGGTTTGAAAATCTTTTTTTTGTTGATCTCGAAATACATGCGGTAGATAAGCGACTCGAAAAAGTCGGGAGAATAACCTACCGCCTTTATCATCCCGTCTTTGTTTATAAGCTCGAACCCGCCGATATTTGAGTTGTCCTTGTGCCGTATGCACTTGCGTTCTTTCATCAGGATATCCTTTAGCGGGACTTTTTGATATTTCCCCTTTTTGCCGGAGAACTTTAAGTCAAGCAATCTAGGCTCAATGGATATCTTGCCGTCCTGTATATAGTGCGCCAGCATCTCGGCGCATTGCGACTTCACGTTTTTATATGATTTCTCGAACTGTTTCTCCGGTTTTTGAGTTCCCGTGAATTTGATGGCCCTTTTCACGTGCCCCGATATGGCTTGTCCTACTCCCCAGTAGTCATATATAACGTTTTCTTCACGGACTCCCCACTCATCCAGTTTTGCCTTGAACATGGTTTCCGTACTGGCTGAGTTTTCTCGCATGACAAACACGTCCTTGATATGCAAGTCTACCCACAACCACATAACGCAGAAGTCTCCGCCTTCAAAAGCTATATCCGCAGATACGTAGCGGATGCCTTTTTCTATTTGGGCCGGGGTGTTAAAGAAGAGGTCTATGTCTGACATCTTTATGAGATCATCTCCTGTATTTTTAAAGTTCCAGTTCCCATCAAGATCCCTTGATCTTTGTTCTTCGTCTTGCTGAACAAGGCTGGAAACGTAATTGGGATCTGACCCTATAAGCTTTATATTTTCTTCTAATTTCCCCCTGATGAACGTGACGGATTTGATATACATCGTTACTTTGTCAAACCCTAACTCTTCAAATTCGGGCTTCCAATGCCTGTCGATTATATTTTTACATTGGTCATAAACTTCTTCTGGCGTATCTCCCCAATATATAGAGTCTGGCGTATCTCCATCCATAAAGCAATATCGTATGACACCATCTCGTTCATCTATTGGTAATCCGTCTTCGCCTATCCACCAATCAATAAATTTACGAACCCAACTATCAGGATCGGGATTGCAAGTCCCTACCATACGATTACGAATCCCCCGGGCATTCCTATTACAAGTCATTAAAAACTTGAATTTCGCGTATTCCATTTGAGGTATTTCGTCTATAGCTATATAAGCGTACTGTTTCCCTCGGAAACGTTCTTTGAAGTCTGCCACGGTATCAGAGAAATGAGAAAAAGCGAGCGACCCACCTCTATAAAAATTCCAAGTCATATCACTTTGGGATTTATTGTATTTGCCATATTGGTTATAGAGATGATATGATTCCTTTTCCAAGTTGTCAAAGTCCTTTTTCTCTTTCCTGAAAATCAGGGCGTTAAAATAACGGTTGTTGATGTCTTTTATCCCCTCTAAAAGCATGGCATAAGTTTTTCCACCGCCGCGATTACCACCCACGAAAGTTAAGTCGGCATTGCTCCCGACAAATCTCTCTTGCGACCCTTTTTGGGGAATAATTTTCAGAGGATTTGCTTTCTTTCTGTCTGCCATACGGAATGCGTCTATATACTCATAAGAATATACAGGATCGCCAGAATCCGTTTTTATGCCTTTCTCTAATATCTCCATCACGAATAAAAAAAAGGCCGACAGGACATTATTTTAATGTCTTATCGGCCCTCTAGGAACTCTATTACTTGTATACCGCAAATATATAAATAAAATCTATTTGTATTGTTGTTTATATAGATAATATCTATTATATTTGCGCAATAACATAAATATATATGCTTAAAATATCGACAAGGATAGATGACACGGAACCGGAAAGGCAGACCATGATGGTGGAATGCCCGTATTGTGGAAGAAAGATGGTAGACGTACAATACGCATCCGGGGTAACGCTGTTGAGAATCAAATGTACACGATGCAAGCATTATGTGAGGATAAATATGACAGAATAAGGGAGTATTAGTATTTAGGTACTTCTTACATTAAATAAAGAGCTTCTTAGAGAGCCTATTGTAGCGATTGATTTCGTTACGGTAGGCTCTTTTTGTTTATAAACAATTGAAAAATGGAAAAAGAGACCCTTTTGACAGGATTTAAAAATTTGCTCGGAGAACCCGGAGCAAATGGATACTTCGGAGACACCGGAGTGACAGCTAGGACGCTTGACGCTTACGTTGATGCCCTTTTGCCGACGATCGCATCGGATGATGCTGTAAACGATTCGTTCTATCAGTCTCAACTGGGCGTGATTAAAGCCATGGGAGGACAGATGCGTTATGAGCAGTCCGAATTTGTGAAGAACTACAAGCCAAAAGGAGGAGAGCCGCCGGTTCCATCTCCGCAACCAAATCCTACTCCCGTAGACCACGGCAATGACGATTTGTTAAAACGGCTTGAAGCTATTGAGAAAGAACGTGAACAATTCAAGAAGACCTCTTTCGAAAAAAGTTTGCGTGAGAAAGTTATTAATAAGGCAGGCAGCCTGAATGTGTCTAACAAAGCGTTATGGGAAGATGTCGCTGGCATGATCCCCATTACGGATGGCATGGACGAATCTAAGCTTGAGGAAGAAACTAAGCGATTGTATGAATCAAAGCTTAAAGCCTATAACGGAGACGGGGCTATCCCGTACAGAGGAGTTGGCGGTGGCGGCGGTTCCGATAGTTCGTCGAAAGCTTTGGATGAGTTCTTCGCCAAGAAAGCGCAAGAAGGCAAATTCCCCTCAAATTCTAAAAACAATTAAAAAATGGGAACATTAGGAAACACTTTTGGCAGAGGTCAAAAAGAATATGGTTCCGGGAAAAATATCTGGCATGAGGTGAAAGGTTCTTATCCTGTTGGAGGGAGCATTTCCAATATATCGGATTTTAAGGGCAAGGTAATCCCCGCCGGTTCCATGTGTGTGCTTGATCAATCGGCTCACACGATTAAAATAGTAAAAGCGTCCGAGATAAAGACGGCATCGCAATCAGGGGCTGAGGTAGAGCCTAAAACGATCAAAGGACTTTTGTATCACGATGTCTACGTGGAAAATGACACTACGTACGCCACGGGCAACGTGGTGTTCTCCGGGGAGATTTACGCGGATCGTCTAGCGGAGGAAGTGCCGGATGAGGTATGGGCTGTCCTCCCTATGATCGTACCTATTCATGAAGCATAAAAGGAGGTTGAAATGAGAAACATGGTATCTAATTATTACGATCTAATGACATTTGGGCTGGGGGGGGCTACTTTCCAGCAGTTTGTGGATCGTTTCTTGGAGAAATATAATTCTCCCCAGACTGACGGGTTCGCTTGGGATCCGGAGATCCAATTGGATTATACGTACGAGCAGTTGCTAGCGTCACTTAATATCGCCACGCTCCCCGTTTATGTGGACGAGGCATCTGAGGGTCTGGACAAGTCTTTCGGCGAGTTCAAGATCGGTTCTAACAAGATCCCTACCCAGAAGCATCGTTATCCTATCAGCGCTAAAATGATGCGTGAAAGGATGTTGATGGTACAGCGTTTCGGTGATGCGGCGTTGAACTCAAGCACTCAAGAGGCCCTGATGGATATGCTGTTCACGAGTACGGATAACTTGCTTATGGGCAACAGAAACGCTTTGACCCATCAGCGTATGCGTGTCGTGTCTACCGGTCAGTTTACGATAGGGGTCGATAACAATCCCCGTGGTATTACCGGTTTGACATTTGATTTTGGTGTCCCGGCAGCGAACAAGGAGACTTTATCAGGAGAAAACAGATGGTGGAAAACAAGCACTCATACTACAGCGAACGAAGGAAGCGCTTCTGATCCGTTGTTGTTCTTGAAGGACAAGGCGAAAGCGATGCGCAAAAAGGGCTTCCCCGCAGGTCATTTCGAAATTGCATCCGACTTGCTGGATGATCTTTTAACTCACAGCAAAGTATTGAAACGTATCGGTCTTGCTCTTTATCCAAGTGCGGCCGGTGCTACCAATCCTGATACGGTAGCATCACAGTATGCTCAAAACATGACGGATGAAGGAAAGTTGGACGCGATCAGACGTATTATCGGCGCTTCTATCATAGCTCGTGACAGCATTGCAGCTGTAGACAAGTTTGACAGCGATAGCAAGTCTTTGAAAACCGAGACGATCGAGAACTTCAACCCGTTGAACGTGTCTTTCGTTCCGGATGGTCAGGTGGGTACGATCAAGAGCGTTCAGCCGATGGTGTTCACCGACGATCCTACCCAGCGTATCGCTTGGTTTGACGGTGGCAGGACGTTGTTGACACAGCGTTTTGAGTCAAAGACGAAGTCCATGTACGTGGAAAGCGAGATGGCCGTTCTTTGTGTCCCAAACATGCCTCAGTATATGTGTGTTTATACGGTAACCGCCTAAAAGTATGACCTGCGATTCTCTAAATACTGAGCGGACGGCTGAACAGTATGTTCGTGGCGTCGTTAATATGGAATTAGGTGATGAGATAATTGCTAACATCCTTTTAGATCGTCATGTATCGCCGGATTATCCTGTCTCCGATTTAGATCTGAGAACTAAGATGCTGTTGAAGGCGGATGTATATATGGCTTGTTCTGCCATGCCTAGCGTAGCCGTTAGCGTAGATGACGCTGATGGCAACTGGAGACATAAGGAAGGGGGCGGTCAGATATCCGAGACGGACAAGAGAAGATGGTCCGCTATCGCCAATAACATATACGCTCAGTATGGAGAGATCCGCTATGCTTCAAGCGGGCCTCGTGTGCGTGCCAGAGGCATGAGAATATGGAGGAAATGTCATGAGGACCAATAATCCAAGATATCCTCATACTTGCGTGATTTACCGGATAAAAGGGGCGACCCAGTTCTCGGAAGGGGAGAAGGTATCGCTATATGAGGGTGAATGCAGGAAAGAGAGCAATACCTCGATTCGTAATTTCTATTCCAATAATGTCCCTAAAACGGACTACCGGGTCTCGATGCCCGGATTCGTGGAAGGGGTATTGCCCGGGGATATGATCGACGTAAAGGATCGGGTAAGCCTTTGGACGGACATTCTTATAACAGACGTGAATATCTCCAATTTCGGGACGGAAATATTTTTCAATATCTCTAAAAATTAAGGCATGGATAACGGCAAGGTTTTTGATGAAGGCATGAGGAAAGTGAAACGGATTATCAATGATTATTTGTATTCCGCTATCGAACGTTCGTGTTCCAAGCTGATAGACCATGCCTTGAAAGAAAGAGAGTATGATGGCTTTACAGGTAATACTCAAACTTCATATGCTTGTGGTATTTACTATAATGGCGGATTGATGGGAATGGTGATTTCCGGTAATACGATGCGTAAACCTGTACGTATTAAAATTCGAAAAGGGGAACGTGTTTATTTGAGTAATCCATATGAAGGGAAAACTCGAATTGTCGTGGGGAAAGTGGATGTAAGTGGAGAATTCGGTGCTGATTCAGCGGCTGATTTTCTATCTTCTTACAGACCGTTTATAACTAAAGGTTTTTCTATAGTTATGACTACCGGCACGGAATATTCCGAATATCTAGAAAACGTGAGGAACTTGAATGTACTGACAGACACATCCAAATCTGGGAAGGACATTTTGTTGAAAGAATTAAAGCCCATATCCCATGAAAGTTAGCCGTTTCTACATATCTCAAATTTTGGAGGAAGTTTGCTCCTTGTTATCCGATGTCAGTATGAACGTATCTGCTAGCAATCGTAAGTCTGCGAGTCAAAAGCAGATGCAGGATTTTATCGTTGTCTCTCTTCCCGTTAATATCCCTGACAGCAATGTCATGCAAGATACGACTATCCGCTTTGACTTGGCCGCTAGGAACATACAAAACGGATTGGAGAACACATCCAAATTGCAAAAGATGCTTGACTCTGTTATTTCATATTTCCCGATAAAATCAGGAAGCGGAAGGTTCTCTGTTACCGATCCCGTTGTCGTACTAAAAGGTGATGACGGGCTTGGATTCTCTCATTGGCTTATTAACGCTGAATTGCGAATAAATCAAACTGATTCATATAGGTATTAACAATAAAACATAAAAGATATGGCAAAAATAACAGTTACCAATCAATTGAGTGCACTGAGAGCCGTTTTCAATAAAATGGACGAGGTGTATTATAGCAAGACTCCTTTGACTGTCGCTAAATTAGCATCGGCTATTACCGTCGACATGGAGCTCCCGGTATTGTCCGATGGCGTTACGTTTAATACGGGAGAACCGGAGACCACGGAAATCAAATTGACTACCGGGGCCAACTGGGTGACACGAACGGAAAAGGGCGACTCGGATATATCCCTTCAGGTGGCGAGCTTGAAGGGCATTATCAACGATTTGTTCATGGACAAAAAGACCGAAATTGTATCTACTAGCAATTTGGCGGAGGGCGATAATTATTCAGGTGCAGCGTATAGCATGGCCCCGAAGAAGATTTCCGGCGCTCTTATCATGATGAGCGACAACAAGGATGTCATCGTGATCTTGCCAAGCATTGAGATGTATGGGAGCCTTGTCGTAGCGGATGGCGATAACCCCGCTTATTTCAATGTAACCGTAACCCCTTTGGAGAACGAGGACGGCTCCGATATTTTCATTTTGGAGAAAGAAGCAGATTAAAAAATTAATGGGCTGTCTTAAACCCAAGACGGCCCTTATTCATAATCCTATTTTTTATGGCAGGGAAACTAATAGAGCCTTCAAGAAAGGATGAGCGGGCGATGCAAGAGGTCAGGACGGCCTCCAAGAGTACGATACGGTGGGGACGGATAAACTTCAAGATTGGATGGATGCGCCCTTATACGTTGGAGAAGATCACCGACGTGGCCTTGAACTGTAAAAACGACAATGAGGTTCCGGCCAAGACGGCGGCCTTGATCCTTTTGAATGGTTTAATGTCTATTGTATTGTTTTATCGTATACTATGGAGAGTTCTTTATCATTATGTACCATCGGAGGTTCTAGCGGCCATCATTACGGAAGGTAAAAAAAAAGAAGCGTCGCTCATACAGGACTATTGGATGTGTATCATATTAGCGACCGCGATGAGAGACTCGAAGATGAATATGAAGAAGGAGGAAGCCGATCGTATCCTTCTCGAACAGCGTACGGAGAAGCATGGACAATAGGTGAGAAGCACCCTAATTTAATGGCTTCTAGGTCTTTCTTTTTCGGGCTTTTGACCATTCCCATGTATGAGTACAGATGTGTCCTTTCTTGCGCTCAGATAGAGCTTCTTACTATAGACAAGCCTGTGATAAATTACGGGATGGACAAAGACGGGAAGAGAGATAAGAGAGGTCGTGACTCTAAGCGCCCAAGCAAGAGACAAGTGATCAAAAAAACAAAAGAATGGGAAGATAAATATAAGGATGGATCAAAACCTGTAATCGATCTTTCCCGGTTTATAATAAAAAAGTAGCGCATATGGGAAACCTTGGTAAACTATGGTTTGAACTTGGATTAAAAGATAAAACCGATAAGGATATAGCGGAAATCCGTAAAGGTATTGAAAAACGTCTGAAGGACTTGAACGTAGACGTGGGGCTGGATAGAAATGCCTTGAGAAATTCTATAGAGAATGCTTTAAGAGGGCAACAGTTTAAGATTGATGTTGTCGTGGATAAGGCTAATACCACTAAGCTGATTCAAGACGCTATTGCCAAAGCGGGAATAAATACAAATGTCTCCGCTAGCGACGTACGCGCTAAACGAATCGAGGAGATAAACAAGCGCATACAGAACTCGTATGATGAAAGCCGGGAAAAGATCAAAAAACTACAAGAGCAAGTAAGGAAGTTGAGGGGTGAGTATAGTAATACGTCCTCTTCCGCTAGTAAGTACGCAGGATCTCTTGGAGGAATAACCAAGAATATGCGTACGCAATTCAACCTCGCTGTTCAACTACGCAATCAGTTGGCGAATATATATTCCGTATATGCGGCAGAAAGATTCTTGACTCAAATAATAGAGATAGGCGGAGAGTTCCAGAAGCAGCGTGTGGCGTTACAGACCATGTTCCAAGACGCTACCAAGGCCGATGTCTTGTTTGGGCAGATCAAGGAACTGGCGGTCGTTTCCCCTTTTGAGTTCAAGGAACTCGCCGGATATACAAAACAGCTTGCCGCCTTTAATATCCCTTATGAGGAGATGTATGATACCACGAAGCGTCTAGCGGATATCTCCGCCGGTGTAGGCGTGGACATGGGGCGTATCATCCTTGCTTATGGACAGGTGCGATCCGCTGAGTTTTTAAAAGGGACAGAGCTGCGTCAATTCACGGAGGCCGGTATTCCGTTGTTGGAACAACTGAGGAAAAAGTTTGAGGAACTGGGTGAGACCGGAATAACAGTAGGAGATGTATTTGATAAAATATCCAGAAGAGAGGTTTCTTTCCAGATGGTCAAGGATGTCCTTTGGGACTTGACGAATGAAGGCGGTCAATTCTATAACATGCAAGGCGCTCTAGCCGATACTCTCGCCGGTAAATTATCAAACCTACGTGACGCTTACGATGTGATGCTCGCTGATATAGCGCAGAGTAACAATAGCACGCTAAGTAAAGGGCTTGACTTGATAACCGATACGATGAGTAATTGGGAGGAGTTATCGGATATTATATTAACCGTTGTGGCGACTTATGGAAGCTATAAGGCAGCTATTATGACATTAACAGTTGCCCAAAAGGTCTATAATTCCTCATTAGGTGTTAGTGGTCTGATAAATTTCCTCAGATCAACCCAAATGTTAACCAGAGCTACACAGGCTCAAATTGTTGTACAAAAAGTTTTGAATACAGTAATGAAAGCTAATCCTATAATTTTGGTGGCTTCTGCCATTGCAGGGTTGATTGGCTCTTATACACTGTTTTCAAACAAAGCAAAAGAGACGCAAGAAATAATAACGGATCTAAATGAATCGCTTGGTAAGCTCCAGTCCAATTTCGAGGAAAATAAGGGCATGGAAAAGCTAATAGATGAATACGAGTTATTATCTAATAAGCAGAATAAGACAAGCGAGGAATCAAAGAGATTGGAAACCGTTACATCTTCTCTTAAATCTCATTTTAAAGGTGCCGCTATGGAGGTAAATGCTTATAGTGGATCATTGCAATTGTCTGTTCAGAAAATGCGAGAATTGAATGCCGAACAAAAGCGTAATTATGAAATATCAGCACGCCAAGGCTTAAGGGAGGCGGAGGAGAGAGCGCAAGAGCTTCGAGACAAGATCAAATACATAAACATGGTGATCAGCAACGGGAGCGGACGATTTCATGTCGGGGAGGCCACCAATATGGAAGATCTCTTGTATTTTGGCTATGTGACAGACAAGGATCTCGCCGAAATGGCCGATAATGTCATAAAGTACGAAGATGAATTAAAAAGATTAGAGGAGTCTTCTAAAAATACGAAAGAATTCCTTGATAATTTAGGCAAAAGTGACAAGAATATCAATGGATTGAAAGAGGGATTAAAAGGATGGAGAAAGTCCGTAGCGGATTTCGTGTCCGGGAATAATAGCTTGAAGCACCTAGTACCAAAAGAGGATGATGATTACGCCGCATGGCTAAAGAAATTAAAGGACGAGTTGAGCGACGCGAAAGATGAGCTTGCCCGGAAAGAGGGTACGAAAGGACTCTTCTCGGAGGATGATATAAAGGCGGACAAGAGGCGTATCCAAGAGCTCCAATCGGTCGTTGATAAGTTTAATATATCCGTTAGCGGCAAAGGGAAAGAAAAGGGTAAAGATCCGATCGCCGAGAAGTTTCAGGAGCAAGTGCGTATGATAAAAGAAGCGATGGACACATATAATAAATACGTTTCATTGCTTGGAAAGGAGGGTGCCACGAAGGCGGTAAACGAAGACACCCGTTTCGCCGGGTTGAATTTTAATCCCGATAAATTCAAGGAGTCTCTGAAGAATGTCCAGTCCGAGTTGCAAAAGGTAATGGGAGATAACAAGGATCGGATCAAGGTCAACAAGGAGATTGAGAAGATGTACACGGATATCGATCTGGATAGCATCAAACGTAGCTCCTCGGAGGCCATGGAGGTTATTCGCAGACAAGTAGAGGAGAGTACGAGAAAATGGAACCTGTATAAACAGATATTTGATATAACAGGGGACAAGCAGGCATCGTTAAAGGTAGCTTTTGGCATGGATGCGTCTTCCATGAACGGCATAACCACCCAAGTGGATTATTTAAAGAATGTTTTATTAGAGAAAACAGGGAAGACATATGAGGAACTAAGCGATTTATCAGAAAACAAGCTAAAGGAAATGTTAGGTGACACCAGCGGTATAGCGAAGGAAATCGTTGATAAGATAAGGGAAGCCACGAGGAGCGGCTCGGAGGCGGTTATCCAAGATGCCTTGACCATGGTGCAGAAATACGCTGACGCTAACGAGAAGATAAAGGCGCTTGAGAATAAGAGAGAGGACATGTTATCCAATCTCAGGAATACCGATTATTATAAGTCCCTGTCAGAGGAGGGACAAAAGACTTTGGACGCAGGGGTCATTAAAGAATATGCCCAGCAGATTCAATCTTTACGGGAAGAGTCTATCAAGCTATCTCCCATATGGCAGAAGCTGTTCGGGGATACCGCCGCTCTTGGTTATTCCAATATGAGAAAAGTCGTATCTGAGGCTAAAAAGATGGTGGATACGGTGGAAGAAATCAAGAACCCTAAAACCGGGGAATCCCAATATGTCTTATCCTATAAGGATGAGAATGATGACATAAAGAAGACTACCGTTTCCTTGGAGACGTATTTGAGATTAGTGAAGCAAGTCTCTCAGGAAGAAAGAAAACTGAATGAACAAAACCCCTTTCAAGGAATCAAGGACAGTCTTGATGAATATAATAAGGCCCTAAAGGAGGGAAACGAGGAAGAGAAAGAGGCGGCGTTATCCTCTTTAGGGCAGTACGCCAATGATGCCGCTCAAATGATCAAGGAGGTTACTTACGCTTGGTCTGGGATGTTTGACTCTTTAGGGAATGAGGGAGTATCCGACGCCTTGTCTTTTGCCGGAGATATGCTAGGGGAACTTGGAAGCCTAGCTGAGGGATTGACCAGCGGGAACCCGATACAAATGGCTGCGTCCGCTCTTTCTTTTATCCCGAATATTGTAGGCAAGATAGCGCAATTCCATGACAGGAAGCTGGATAGGGCTATTAAAAGATCCCAGTTGGAGGTGCAAAAGCTACAAAACGCCTATACAAATTTGCAAAAGGAAATTGAAAGGCAGTTGGGAAAGGCTTCAGAGAAACAAACGGATGAAATGGTTCGAAACCTTCAACGTCAGAGAGAGGAGCTTGAGAAACAGATGCGAGCGGAGGAGGATAAGAAAAAAACGGATAAATCGAAAATCGAGGATTATAAGCAGCAGATAGCTGAGCTTGACGATCAGATGAGATATTTCTACGAGGACTTAGCGAAAGACCTGTACGATATAGATCTGAAAGACTGGGCCGGTAGCATAGCGGACTCGCTGGTCAACGCATTCGCCTCCGGCGAGGACGCCGCGGAGGCTTTTGATAACACCGTGGCTGATATAATGAAGAATGTTTTGAAAAATATACTTCAAACCCAATACATAGAGACCGCCATGAGTTCCCTGAGAGAGTATTTGTTTGGCAAGGATGGAAAAGGTGGGATTCTGGGCGATGGGACGATGTCTGGCAGCGATATGTCCGGCCTCGTCACGGAATTATCCGGATTGAGAGATATTATAGGGCAAAGCCAGAAGGTTTGGGAGTATTTGAACGAGGCGGCAGAGAAGGCGGGGATAACCCTTACTGATACGACTGGAGAGAGTAATAAGAAAGGTCTTTCGGCAAGTATCCAAGGAGTGACAGAGGACACGGCTAATTTATTAGGTAGCTATCTGAACGCTATCCGTCATGACGTGAGCGTAAAGCGTGACTTGCTGGAGAATATAGCGGGGACTCTGTTGCCTACGATGAGTGTTACGGCGCAAGCGCAGTTGCAACAACTAAACGCTATCGCTGCGAACACAAAGGCAAACGCTGACGCGGCGATTGAGATACAGAAGAGCTCAACCGTAATACAAAACGCTTTATCAAGCGTGATCGTACAAGGAAAGGGCGGGAAAGCTGTAAGAATTCAATAATATATAATCATGGATACAAATAAATTATTTAGCGAGTTAGCCGATTTAGGGGTTTGTTCCAGTGGCAGGAGATTGTGGGGAAGAAGCAATAAGGATGTTGATATGATCATCAAGGTCTGGAAGCGATGGCCGGAATATCTCATGGAGCACTCCACTCCGGCGTTGGAGATCGTAAGACGTTATTTCTCTTCTGAGCCGGATCTGAAAAAGCTGGAAGACAATCGCATTTATCTGGACAGGCAGATCAATATAGAGCTAGGGTCGGAAGAGTCCGTGTTCGTGATGGGGGATTCTTCCGGGGTGATTAATATAAGAGATTGGGCTACGGTTAAATTATACTGTTTCAATGATATAAGCCTTAATATAAAATGTGGCTTTCATTCTTACGTGAGCGTGGAATGCTATGACCGATCCGTATTGTCTGTCTTATCCAATAAAGGGACGTGCACGGTTTACGCCTATGACGATAGTTCTATTGATGCCCCATGTGATCCGGTTAGAGTCATTCGTAAAAAGTTGAGCCGAGGACAAGTATTTAACGGGGAGGAGATATATTGAACTCTTAAAGTCTTTTTGTATAGATAAAATCTATAATATTAAATATGGTCATAGATTTTATCTATTAGATTTGGTATATTCTAAGTGGTAAGTACATTCTTCTTGTAGGCTTACATGTATCATTGTTCGTCTGGTTGATAAATCCATTTTTCACATAGAATTTATTTGTTCTAGGGTTATTAATGGAATCAACAGTTATAAATTGACATCCGCTTATTTTGTAATCAACGAATGTATTAGTCACAAAGTTAATGACAAATGTTCCAATTCCCTCACTCTGCAATTCCTTCCTTACAGCTAAATGTCCAATATTTATGGCAGGAAAAGCGGATTGCTTCTCAAATGTATCTATATATTCTTCACTGATACTCATAGAGGACTCTGATATGAAGTCCTCTTTCTCTTCTTCGGAGGATAGTATTACGGCGTCATGAGCCAATGTGAACAAAGATATGATCAATCCGTTTTGATCTTTAACGCAGTATGCTGTAACATACTTGTACTTCATGCAAATGAATACCTCCTCGTGAAAGAATTTATCTAATTCCTTGTTGCCACATGAAAATTCAGAAAGATCATCTTTCTCAGAGAGAAAATGAACCGAATAATTAATATCCGAGGATAGGGTTTTTACCTCCATTGTTCTGTCTTACAATATTATCTACTCTTTTCATTTCGATTTTACGGAGTCTGATTTTTTCTTTTTCTTCATCCGTAAAATCCCCTGTTACGCATTTTCGCATAACATCTCTAAAGCGTCTAACATCATCGACGCTAATTATTGGATTAGGAATTGTACGAATCATATTCTTATGAATTTAAGTTGATCAATAAGATTGCGCAACAAAGTTACGTTACTTTGTATCAGAAACCATGTTAGTTAGATCGTTATTTAATATTGTTTAAATCAAATTAGAACAAATAAGGTATAAAAGAACGAGATATATAGGTATTGTCTATATATGTATCTAATATTATAGATTTTATCTATATTTCGTAGGTTTCTGCCCTTGAACCGTTACAGGCAGAGTAGCAGGATTTGATTCTGTCGATTTATCTTTAAAGAATAGGAATTTGAGAGTGATTAGAATTAAAAAGCCCCACCATCAATACAGTGGGGCGTATACATGATATGTATTATTATTCTTTTGTTGCTCGGAACTTCATTAATGTGCCCTCGCTGTTTGAATAGTCGATTTCGGCATTATTTCCATTGATCGATGTGAATTTGTAACGCTCTGTAATAGGGTCAGTAGTAGTGCCTACTACGATGTTGCCTTCAAGTTTCCATTCGCCAATGTAATAATCATCAAACATGACGGTTCTGTACGTTCCATCGCTCTTCAGATTCATGTAAATATAGCCACTTGGAATATCAAGAGTTTTCCCATCCTGTTCAGCCCAAGTCACATTCCATTTTCCAACGACTTGATCGGTTGTTAGTTGAATGTTTTTTTCGTCATCATCATCCGAACATCCAATAAAGGCAAACAACGGCAACATCATTGCCATAATAAACAAAAGCTTCTTCATGTTTTTTTGTAGTTTAAATTAATAATTGGCCGCAAAGTTAAAAATGATCGTTAATATATGCAAATAGGGGGGGTAAAATTTATGTTTTACAACATGTTTATCGTTTCCCTATAAATCTTTCCTTGTCTACCTCTTTTTCCCGAATAACTCGGAATGGCTTCCAATCCTGACAATCTCCACGATGTCCGACATTGCGTCTATCCAAATCAGAAGAAAGTCGTTGCCGACATGACACTCCATGCAGTTCTTGTAATTGCCTATCAACTCATGGGGCTTGTACTTGCTTGGTATGGATTCCCCATTCTTTAGTTTGTCCAAGACTTCAAACAAAGCTTCCATCAGCTTGATGTTGCTGCGGTACTTCTTCAAGTCTTTCTTTGCCTTCGTACTGTAATGGATCGTTTTCATTCTATCTCGTTCAATGATTTCATGAAGGCTTCAAAACTGCTTGCGTCTATCGTCCCGGCATACTTTCCAGAACGAGCCTCTTCTATCGCCGCTATCGTTTCCTCGTTTGGCTCGGAGTATACAGCGTCCATCAAGGTACTCTCTACGAAATTATTCAGGCTCCTGTTCGCTTTCTTGGCTTGTTCCTGCAAGATTTGCAACAAGTCCTCACGTAAACGGAACGATGTTTGTTTTCTTATTACTGCTTCCATATTGCTCCTGTATTATATTGTATCGCAAAAGTAATGTATTATATGCAGAAAACAAATATTTTGCGGGTTTTCTTTGTCGTTTCAGGGATTATTCGTATGTTTATGGTGTTTAACATATATAATTCACCTTTGCGAGCGGAGCTTGCATTTTATGCTTAACAACATCACCAATCAATAGCAGCAGAATGATAGTATGCAGGTTTCGACGTTAATTCACTAAGTAGATAAGATAAGTTCTCCTTAGATTGGTTTATATAATTGATTTTGCTCTATCTTTATTAATACTATCTTGGATCATTTCTTTATATCTTTTTTTTGTTTCAATGGAAATTATTCGTTTGTTAATAACTTTATTAATGCTGTCTATTTTTGACTTATAATAAAAATGAAGAACTGGACATGCGTTAAAACCATTTTCAGTAATTACAAATAAATCGATGCATTTATAAGGTATATCCCATTCTGCTATATGATGTACTTTCGTTCCCCTCAAATCTATATATCTATCTAATAAACTCCATTTTATATCTTTTCTGCAAAAATCAGGGCTCCCATATTTATCTGAATATAAATTAATAACATCACTTAGTATTTTCTCTAAAAGATACGGCTCTTTTTCAAAGTTTTTTATCGGCTCATTATGCCATAAAGATAAAAGAATAAGTGAATCTCTATAAAATGTTGCAGTATTAATTGATATAGGAATTTCTTTTAAAGGAGTTTCTTCTATATGTATGATATCTGCAGGATGATAACTATGTCTTACTTTAAAAGATGCTATATCTTTGTGATTTTTAGAAAAATCTTCAAAAGATACTAAAAAATCTTTGTATGACATATTCCAGTATATATTCCCTATAACTCTATCCCCTTCAATTTGTCTAATACTATCTCTTTTATTTTGAACAATATCCTTAATAGAGTCTCTTTCTTGTAAATAAGAGAATGTTTCAATTTTAGTTTGTTTTGAATTACAAGAATAATTTGCACATAATATGACAAATGTTATTAATGAATATATAGTTGATTTTTTTATAATACAAATATGCCTCATCTTTTTATGTAATTAAATGATGTTACAAATGTATGTTAATTTGTTTTGTGCTCAAAAAAAATGTCCAAAATCTTTGTGCTTTAACTATTAGTTCTTATTTTTGCAATGTCTAAATTTTAATCGCGGTATGTTACCGCTGGCTTATGTCAGCGTTTTTTGTGCCTATACATATATAATATATTGTTATATAATGATATAACTGCGCCGTGTCGTGGAGTAGAAATACCCACGGAGCTTTGCGATTAAGGCTTAGACAACACGTAGCGCAGTTTTTTTATTGTCTAAAATTAATCGTTATGAAAGAATTAAAATTATTCAAGTCTCCTATCTTTGGACAAGTAAGAACTATTGTTGTCAATGCCCAAGTTCTATTTGCCGCAACAGATGTTGCGAAATGTTTAGGATACGCAAATCCTAAAGATGCCGTAATAAGACATTGTAAATCAGATGGGGTCGTGTTTTGCGACCTCATAGATACAATGGGTCGAAATCAGAAGGCCAAATTCATAACAAAAGGTAATGTAATCCGTCTTGTTGCCAGTTCAGAGCTGCCACAAGCCGAAAAAGTAGAAAGCTGGATTTTTGATGAAGTCATTCCCTCTGTATTAGAAACCGGCGGCTACATCGCTACCAAAACTGACGATACCCCAGAGGAAATCATGGCTCGTGCTCTTACTATCGCACAGGCCACCCTTGAAAAACGAGAAGAACGGCTGAAACAGCTTGAGGCCGAAAACAAACAAAAGGATGCCAAAATCGCAAAACTCCAACCCAAAGCCGACTTTGCGGATGCCGCCTTCACCACAGACGACAAAGTTGATATCGGGATGGCCGCAAAAATCCTAAAGTTGGGATTTGGGCGCAATACTCTATTCCAAAAGCTAAGACAGGTCGGCGTGTTCTTCTCTAACCGGAACGAGCCTAAGCAGCGGTTTGTCAATGCCGGGTATTTCGAGATGAAGGAAAAATTCATCGAGCGTAACAGCCATCCGGGTTTTGTTGTCACGAAGATTCTTGTTACGCAAAAAGGACTGGCTTACATCAACCATTTGTTCGGAGGAAATCCGTCTGACGGGAAGATTGCGGCTATAGAATAGAGTACAGTTGCAGGAATCAAAAATATATTCGTAAATTCGCAGAAAACGAATAGGTTATGGAACGGATCAATTTGTCTAAACAAGAAAAGGAGGTACTAAGGATTGTGAGATCATGTGGAGCTAATTGCCCATCCATGTATCCGTTACATGTGTTCAATGCTTGTGTTCACTCTCTTAAGAGAAAGGGGCTTGTTGATGCTTCTTTTGTAAGAGGAGGTAATATAGTTTGGACTGCCAAAGTATCTGTTTACGGTAGACTGTATTTAGCAGAAAATCCTAATTTGCGTAATCCGATTCCTTGGAAAGCAATAAGCGTAATTATAGCCTTGCTTGCTTTTATAGTCTCCATTATTGCTTTATTCGTTAGCTGCTCAAAATTATAACTGAATATATATTAATTATTTAGAGGTACGGCGTAAGGACGTACGGCCAAGACTTTGACTTTATGTGACTTGATAATGAATGCAAAATGATTTAAAACTAGATGAATATGGAAGATTTAATTAAGGACATCGTCGTGAGAGCCGGCGAGAACGAGATCAAGATCAGTGAGGCTTCGGAGTTGGTGATCGGAGGATTGAGCATCACCCCGGAAATGATGAAAGAGATAAAGGACATGTCTGGTTGCCTGTTCTCCGAGGACATGGGCGATATGATAGATACGCTCATCCAGTTGAGTTGCGAGGGTTGCTACGAGGACAGGGACATCATGGATAAGATGAGGGCCGTGTCTTGCGTGAGGGATTTCTTGAGGGTGATCGAGAAAGGAAATGCCTCATGACGGGAACGGCGATCAGAAGTTTGATGCCCGGTAGGTAATATTGCCTACCGGACCCTTGCAGACCGGAACGACCGGACATCGCAAAGCGAGATTATCAAAAAAAAAACAGGGACTTTGCCCTATGGTTATAATGATGTAGATAAGGCAAGGATAAAGTAACAACAAGATATACAGAGATATAAACCTCCATATAGTGACTATAGTAGTGACTATATGGAGGTCTTTTTTTTCCTTCCCTTCTGATATTTGCAATGTAATTACAAAGCAACGGGCAAAGTACACACCCCATTCATGAACAAATAATTTATTGTATTATGTCAGAAGAAATAAAACAACAATTAGATAGAATTGAGAGATATAGCCTATTAGCTGCAAAGAATGTACTTTGCTTTGATGATGTTGCATTACTTACTGGATTGAGTAAGAGCCATTTGTACAAACTTACTTACAGTCATCAAATTCCGCATTACAAGCCCAAAGGGAAACAACTTTATTTCGATAGAAAGGAAATAGAGGACTGGATGAGGCAGAATAAGGTTGCTACAAATGATGAGATAGAACAAAAAAGCGACAAATTATCTGGTTACTAGAAAAATCGAAAATAAATAGGAGGGCTGAACTATGACAGAAAGAAAAAAGGCAGTCCGAAGACCGCCAAGCTTGTAAACGCAGAGGCAAGGATAACGGACGAAAAAGAGATATCAATTGTATAGATATTATCTATATTGTTTTGATGTTATATAAATATTATCTATATTTGCTTTCATAATAAAAAACAAGAGCTTCAGAGAGAGCCTATGACATGATGGTTAAGCCCATCCTGTTGTAGGCTCTTTTTTTGTCATGGGAACAGATAGGGATACACTGATATTTCAAAAGGCGAATGGATCGGAAACGAAAGATCTATACGCAGACTTTGGTGTCAAGACCACCAGCGTGCCATTATTCGTCCCTCTTGAGACAAAGGAGTTGCCTTCCCGTGACTGGAAGGACGAGGATGGGGAGGACGTTTATTTCCCAGACGTGGTTAAGCTTCGAGCTTATGATGTTGAGATATCCGTGGTGTATAAAGGAGCACGAGGTTCTTTTCCTGTCAAGCAGGAATCCCTATTCAAATATCTGACAACCAATGGATCTGAACTCAATATATACTCCCCGTACTCATATACGGGATGTAAGGGGGCTTACTTTAAAGGGTTCAGCGATTTTGATTTTACGAGCGATGTAAGGTTGGGGGATGTCGCTGAGTTTAAGATGAAATTTCGGGTGACCAAACCGGAGGAGCAATTTATCATTAGGTAGTATGGGGTGGATTGTTTACGATAAGACAGGTGAAATCGGACGTTGTACGATCAAGGAACTAGAATACAACGGCTCGTTTATGGGCGAAAGGACAATATCCTGTTCGTTCGAATCCCCAGTCGTGATAAATTTCGCTATAGGCGACTATTTGACTTATAGGGGAGAGGTTTTCTATTTATATTATACCCCTTCCCAAACGAAGAGCGCTTCTTCTGGCAGTGCTCAAGATGCCTTTGAGTATGATTTGGTATTCAATACGGTAGATGTAGAGTTACAAAATTGTCAGTTATTGGATTATGTCCCGTATGGCAATGATTATCATTACCAGCCTAGTCCGTCTTTCTCATTTGTGGGTACCGCCAAGACTTTCGCGGAGAGGATACAGGCGAACATGAACCGTGATTATCCGGGATGGACTATTGATGTCTATGAGGGCGTTGAGACCGAGGAAGCGGAAATACAGATAGACAATACCTCTTGCTGGAACGCCCTCGTGATGATCAATAAGGAGTTTGGGCTAAATTTTCTCGTTACCAAGAGAAGGGTGAGGATCGGATACCCGGAAGATTCCTTGAATCATACTTTTTATTACGGTAAGGATAACGGTTTATACCAGATAACTAGGAATGTCAATGCTGACGAGGCGATTGTCACTAGGTTGTATGCTTATGGAGGCGAACGCAATATACCTTCCGATTACAATAAGCGAGAATCAGATTTCTCTGGCAAGAAGAACTTGATGTTACCCGGTTATCTGGAGACAGGCAAGAGCTATATTGAATCGAAAAATATCTCCGCTTATGGGGTAAGGGAATACACCCAATTATTTGAGGATATCTATCCTTCTATAGCGGGTGTGGAGTTACCCGGTATAGGACGAATAGATGAGCTTGTCTCCGCTGAGCAAATAACGGAAGAAACAGAGACGTCGGGTTCTTTCAAGGTGACGATCAAGAACATCGGATTCAATATCAAAGATTACTTGACCTCTGAGACGGCGACGATATCAATGCGAAGCGGGAGTTTGATCGGTTACGAGTTCGATATCGTGGAAGTTATTCAATTGGAGAACGGTGACTATGAGGTAACGCTTAACAAATCCACGAGAGACAACTTCCAAGTCCCTAATGCCGGACAGAATCTATCAACGGGAGATCGTTTTATCTTGCTGAACATCAATATGCCAGATAAGTATGTGGAATATGCGGAAGATAAGCTATTAAATGCGGCTACTTCCTATCTGGCCGATCATGATCATGTGACCTATACTTACGATATAGGGGTGGATGAGATATACATGGCTCGAAACGGGAATCTGCATGATTTGATCAGGGAAGGCATGAGGCTTCCGTTGTATGACGCTGATTTTGGAACAGATTATAGCATTATTATCCAGAGCTTATCCATAAAAGAAGGTGAGGATATCCCGGTTTATGAGATATCCCTTAGCGATAAACCTATCGCTAGTACGATTGATAAGATTTGGGATGCCATTGACAACGTTCGGAATGAAGGATCCGTTTCTAAGGGTGGATATGTCATTGGGGGAGGATTATCGCCCGAAGAACTTAATAAGAAATATTTAAGGAAGGATGTCAATGACACGGCTCATGGTGAGATCATCTTCGACAAGAAGATAGGCTCCTCCATCTTCCTCGACGGCATGGACGGCAAGGGCTGGGAGATCAAGGCCGATGGTCGTGCCATATTTGATGAGTCATGGTTCCGTGGGAATGTTTTATTCAAGAAACGAGTGGGGTCCCATACGTTTATATCGGGCTTCCCCAATGGCTTCGGTTGGGATATTGCTCCATATAAACGGGTTAACTCGGCTGGTGTAGAGGAACAGAAATTCCGTTTAGAGATAGACGATATAAATGTGAGAGGCAGTCTCCGGGTCTATGAGTTCATCGTCTCTCAGCTTCGTGGCGAAAACGACAACGTGATATTCTCAGGGATGATGAAGGTGGAGTATTACGACCATGCGACCGGAAGGATTTACTTGGACACGGGGAACGGCGTGCTCTACAATCCGTTCCGTTCGGGGGATATATTGATGGTCCAACATTTTGGGGGAATGCCGACAGGGGAGAATGATTACAATATCATCAAGCAATACGAGCTTCGGGTTGATCAAGTCGGCATCGGTAATTTATCGGACGGTGAAGATCGCTTGGACTGGATTACGTTTGTCAACTTTGCCGGTGATAAAGCCGACATTGCGCAAGGAGATGTATTAACCCGTATAGATAGCGTGGCTGATTCTACCAGAAAGGGTATTGTCAAGATTACTACGATCGACGAGATCGGCGCACCATATATGGATGTCGTGTATGGGATGAAGACAGACCCCGATAACGCGACCAAGGCACGTATCGGAAATCTTTCCGGGATAAGAACCAAAAACGGTATAGATTTGACCGGTGTTTGGGGGATTTACGGTAACGGGGCTTACTTTGAAAATTCGACCTACATCCTTGATACAGGTAATACGGTCGAGCAGGAATTTTCCATAATGAACGGGAAATTCGAGAGTTCAATCGAAGGCATCAGGAACGATATATCATTAGAGCCGGGCAATATATTGAAAAATAGCTCATTCTCCCAAAATACGGACTATTGGGTGACAGAGAACTCAATAAGTTTTTGGGGACATGACGGATCGTTTATTTACGCCAATGATTCTTTCCTGTCAGAGAAGAGGGGAGTTTCAGATATTTATCAAGACGGCAACAGAAATGTCTTACGTATCAGTGACTCGTATATCCTCCAGCGGAATGACGTTATAAACATACCGTCACATGAGACCGAGGCGACCGAGTATGACTATTCCTTCTCATTACATTACCGGGTTGTTAAGGCGGGGATATTGACCGCAGGTTTCGAGGGATCAAGCCTTTATGTCTCCATGTCCTTGGAACCATCATCCTCGTATCGTAAGCTTTCGAAAGCGGGGAAATGGGACGAACGTGGCGATTTCCGTATATCTTTCGATGGGGAAATACTGATTTATGGTGTTTCCTTGTTTATCGATAACTTGGCGGATGCCATTATCAGGTTGGAGACAAGGATAGAGCAAACAGAAGAGTCTATCAAGCTGGCGGCAACGAAGGATTATGTGGATGAGGAAACAGGTAAGGTGTATACCAAGTATGATTCTCAATTGAATATTACCGCTGGGCAAATATCGGCCATATCAACGAGGGTGGATAATATAAGGAATGAGATAGACACGGCGGGATGGATCAACACTACGCAGGGAAATACGTTGTTCGCCGCCAAGAGCTTGGAGAACGGCGATAATATCATATCGTATATCAACCAGACGGCAACGACAACCACCATTAAATCGAATAGGATCAACCTTGTGGGAGCCGTTACCTATTCAGATTTAGACTCCTCTTTACAGGATAAGGTGGATGCGGCTGGCGGGGATGCATTGGATAAAGCCTTGGAAGCCTATGAGAAAGCTTCTGATGCCTATAGCATAGCGAATAGCGCAGACTCAACTGCTTCATCGGCTTATAGCAGGGCGACTACAGCCATTACAGACGCCACAAATGCTTTAAATGCGGCGAAGGAAGCCAATACATCGGTCGAGTTACTTCCCGGTTGGGTCAAAGAGAATGACATTATTAAAGCATTGGAAGATAAGACAATCATCGTTAATGGGTATATCGCTACTTCTATGATTGATGTGAATAATTTGTATGCTAAGAAGTTGGCGGCAACAGAGGGGACTATTGGAGCCTTTAAGATAATGTCCTATAAAAGCCTTGAGACAGATGATGCCGACGCTTTTATTCGCATGCACGAGGCTGGACAAGTTTTTACCTTTATATATGCCGGGCATGTAGAATCTCATTCCGGAAAAGGGGCGGCTTTGATTGGAATAGCGGATAATAGTGATTCCATGGCATTGTATACAGAAGGAGATATAACGTTTAAGGGTTTAAGTACGACGGCAGAAAGTTCCTACTGGAAGCCTTTATTAATACATACAAATACTGGAGAGATAAGAAGAAGTTCCTAATATAAAAATAATAATTATGAAAGTGAATTTTCACATAGCATTTAAGAATTCTCAAGGCGAAGAAGCCTTTGAGTGGGTACCTGCCGGAGAGAAAAAGGAGAAACGTTATCAAATGATAGACGAGGTCCTTTGCCAAGGATTATTTGATGGCAAATATATCCACATGACAGGGCGTGATGAAGATGATTCGCGTAGCAAGTTACAAGCATTTGAGCTGTATCTGAAGCTAAGGCAAGCTAACGGAGAATTGGATATAACAATCGAGGAGGCTACATTGATCAAAAAAGTGGCGTTACTCTTACCTCCTGGAGCGTATGGGCAAATTTATAACATTATAGAAAGGGGAAATTAACATGGCACTATCAACATTATCATCTGTATTGAGAAGCAAATACAAAAACACGGTAGGAGATTATGATATCTCCTATGAGACAACACGGAATGCGGGCGAAAAGGTAACAGAGGTATTGGCCTCGGTCAAAAAAGGAGAGCTTAGGTTCGGTTATGTAAACATTGTGGACAAAGGCAGGAAATCGATAGTCTTGGAAGATGGAGTCTCGGACGAAGACTGCAAGGCTATATTGTCAACCGTGATAGACGATGCGGCAAATATTTTCCTTAAACAAGAATAACATACGATAATATGGCTGTAGGGGATCTTACATTGTCTTCCGGCTTTACTCTAACGCCCGAGGATTTACGTGCGATCGCCGCTGAGAGTAAAAAGATCTTAGCGGAGGAGTCCAAGGATTTAAGTCAGTTCAAGGAGATTGACTCTATATCCTCCGTGTCATCTTTGCCCGGTATTTCCGCTAAGGAGGAATTAGTGAGAGTCCCCATGGCTATACTTAAGGGACTTGACGGTAGGGAGATAGAACTAGCCTCTTCGTCTACGGATATCCAATGGAGGTATGTTGGAAATCCCGGATGGAATGTGTTGGTGGAATTATCCTTGCTAACCGGTCCGAAGGGAACTCCGGGAGATCCTCCGGTCGTCTCTATCGGTACGGTCTCCACCCTTCCTTTTAATAGCTCGGCAACGGCTGGCTTTGTCTTGAGAGGGGAGACCCCAGAAGGTGTACCTATTTATGCTTTGGATTTAGGTATCCCACAAGGCAAGCCCGGCCAAGACGGAAATGGGGCGGGGAACGTGTTTGTCCCTACGGATAATATCATAGCCGATAGATATTATATTTTTAAATCCTCCGTTGATAAAAGCGCAAACGGGGATTTTATCGAATTGGACAGCCTTGCCTTTGGTGTAGGTCAAAACTACTCGGGTTACAAGAACGCCGAGATATTCAATGACTATGAGAATAACAAGGCGGCAGGAAATTACGCCCACGCAGAGGGTATGAATACCAACGCTACCGGTCCTAGGGCGCATGCGGAGGGTTACAAAACGAATGTGTTCGCTAGCGAGGGTCACGCCGAGGGCAGGGGAACATGGTGCTTAGGAGCGCAATCGCATGTAGAGGGATTATATTCTTATTGTTTAGGGGATGGTTCGCATGTAGAAGGAGGATCAATAGGCACCCAGCCTTATTTTATTGAAAATACCGTAGGAGGTATAGAGGATCGGCCTATTTTTGATACAGAAGGGGAGGCTTTAAGGACTTTCATAGAAGATTATGGAACCTATAACTCTGAGAATATTGAGCACTCGTTAAGCTTTGACGCTGTATCTCTACTAGAGAGGTTTGCCCTAAACATGTCAATTGGTAGCCGAAGCCACCTCGAGGGATGTAACAATTTTATTTGTGATAACACAAGCCATGTAGAAGGATATAATAATATATGTGGTGATTTGTATTATTCGCATAGTGCACCAATTGTACATAAGGCAAATCATGTGGAAGGATACAATAATGTTCTGTTTTCGGGAAGAAAATATATAGATCAAAACTTCTGTGTTCACATCGAGGGGTATAACAATAAGGTTTATAGAGGATGTTCTTTCTCGCATATAGGAGGAAAAGATTGTGTTATGAGCGAAGGCTCTTCTTCTTCTTTTTGCCATGGAGATCATTTGCTTATAGAGTCAAGTTATGGGGTTTCTTTTGGTCGTTATAATGAGCCGATATTAAATGGGGAAAAAGTTTTATTTTCTTATGGGATAGGAAATGGTCCAAATAATCGAAAAAATGCTTTATCCATATTGGAGGATGGAACGGTCAGTATTCCTAGTATAGAAGATAAAATAAATAATTCTATCGATTCTAATTTTTTATATTTAAATGATAAATTAAATGATAACAACAAAGAACTTAGGGCTATCATGGATGAGCAATCTAATCAGATAAGAGACTTATTAGAATTGCTTCAATCTGGCATTGAAGGGGTAAAGGCCTTCATCGCTGGTAGCGTATTAGTGTTTACTAACAATATAAAGACGGAAGTGCTAAAAGATATTCTTTTTATTTCCGATTCTCAAGTTGTAGCGGAAAATGAAGTCTTGATAATAAAATAAAGATATGGGAACAATAAAAAAAATAAACGTAAATGGAATAGAGTATGATTTGGCTGGTTCCGGTGGAGCCATGATAAATGTTACTTATTCAGAATTAGTATCATTAATTGGTAGTAGTTCTCTTGTCCAAGGAAATAAATATAGGATAACGGATTATGTGACAGAATTTAAGTCTTGGAAGTCCGCCGGTCACCAATTCGATATTGTGGTCGAAGCTATCACGGAAGATAGGATATCGGATAAGGCATCTGCCATGTTACATGATGGAGATATTTATTTCAAAAACAGTCGGTTGTCCGCTTGGCAGATATGGTATGATATTAATAATGATACCAGTCTGTTTCATGAGGCTAAAGAAGGAGGCAAGGGTTCGATATATAGAATGATAGATGAGTTTGGAAATGATGTGTTTTATGATTTCAAGAATCTTTTAACACCAATGACATCAGAAGACAATCCAAACATATCAAGCGATACGCTAGATTTTTATACATTTTCGGTCAAGGATGGTTCCACCGTTAAGGATGCCTCGCTCGGCTTAGATAAAGTCAGTGTTTTTAATAATAAGATAACAATAACAAAAAGCCTTAACAAGATTCCCTCCATATTTAAGAACTCTGTTATCTCAATAGATAAGCCCTTGATTGGAGGTCAGATTTACAATAATGTAATATCAGGAGGGCTTCGTGTATTGTGTAACAATATGGGAGATGTCAATTCGAACACAATATCTACGTATTGCAACGTGATAAAAAAGAGCCTCTCATCTTTTTATAAAAATACAATAACAATGACATCTACTAGTGTGAATATAGACGGGGTTATTATTGGATGCTCCTTGATTGGAAATTTTTCGAATGTAACGGTTGAGGGTAATATTAGTTACAGCTTTATCACGGCAGATGGCTCCTTAGTGAAAACGATCAATCCTTTTACCCTTGGATAATATGGAAACTATCCGCATAGGCAACGACATATCCGTCCAGTGGACGATATTGCACGATAATGTTCCCGAACCACTTGAGGGACGGGATTTGAAGGTGATCTTGTCAAACTCATTCGAGAGGATAGAGATAAAGGATTTCCTCCTTGTCGGTAACGTCATAAGATTCTCTTATCACGGGAAGGATCAGGTACATTGCGGGGTTTACACGTTGACGTTATTCGAGAATTATAAGAAAGATGGCATGATGGCCGTTGACGCTTGCGAGGCGTTCAAGCTCATACCGAGATCATGCGGGAAGACTGACGAACAGTCTTGCTCGAATCTGGAAGTGTCCACGGTGGATGTCAGCTCATCTTTTGATATATTGAATAACCCCAAGAACACCCTCGTGTCCGACTCAATCCATAGGATCGAGGCCATTACGCAAGAGGAGTATGACAAGATCGAGATCCCTAATCCAAACATCTTATATGTAATACTATGATTCTGAACGGGGCGATAGATATAAAGTTTAACGGAGCGGACGTGAAGAAAATCTATCTGGGACGAGATACGGTATGGACTAGGGAAGCGCATTTGATCGTCACCCCAACGGCTATATGGCTACAAAGGAGTAATGGTTTTGAAGCGGATGTGAATATAATATCAAACATCTTATGGGATGTCGAATAGTGAATAATTAATTAAAAATTTTAGAAGTATGGCAAAACCTAGTTGGTTGACAGTAAACCCGATGTCTGGATCGGGTAATGATACGCTTAGGAATACAGCGGCGGCGTATAAGGGCAGAAAACCGAGAACGGGAACGGTCACGGTGACCGGATCCGGCGTGGCGCAACCCAAGACTTATAAGGTGACGCAAGAGGCGGAACCCGAGTATATATCCATAGACAACGGATCGTCGATGGCGGCAGATAAGACAGGAGGAAAAGTCACTGTCAATGGGAAATCCAATTCTGCCGCCTTGTCATTCGCGTGGGTGGGAGAAGCGAAGGAGGCGACGATCTCCCCCCAGTATACCGCAGGTGGTAAACCCACTAATAATACGGAGGCGATCGAAGGAGATCCGGGAGCGACAGGCGAGGTGGTATGGTCTGTGGATCTGACCTTGCCGGCCAATACCACGATAGAGCAGATAGACAGGACCCTGAAGGTATCCAACGGTAGCACCGTTCAGCAGCAGATCGTGATTGAGCAAACAGCCGGAGACGCTAACTTGTCGTTAAGCGAGACAGAGATAACGATCCCTGCGGATGGAAGCGCTGTTACCGTTATTGTTACTTCCAATACGCAATGGACGGTATCTTGATCCCTGCCCGGTATGGAGAAAGTGATACCATGGGGCGTAGGTGGAGGGAATCTCCACCTTGCCTATACAGGGCGAGATAATGGCGAGATCGTCATCACGAGTGACACGGAGAATTATACGGGGACGGAGCGGTACGAGGTATTGACCGTGGCGACCGGAAACGGAGCGGTCAAAGAGCGGCTTACGGTACGTCAGCCTAGTCGCAAGGCTTACGTTGACGGAAAAATGTTGGTGTTTACCCTTGCGGCGAATGTCTCGGTATCGGGAGGTAATTTGGTGATCGAGGATACGGGGATATCGGTAAGGGATGATGTAATATTTATTTGATAAAAAAAGGATCGGAAGAATGGAGTTTTTTAAGATGATTTGCAGCATGAGAGAACTACTAACGGTAGTCGTGTTTGAGATGTTCATCGTTATGGTGGCGATGGGATGGGATTTCGCCTCGGGTTATTACAAGGCCAAACTGAGGGGAGAGGAGCGTAATTCGTATGGCATGCGCAGGACGGTCAGCAAGTTCATACTTTACGCTGGCAGCGTATGTATAGCGTGCGGTATAGACTCGGTATGCTACGTGTGCCGTTTTTGGGAATTTATCCATCTGCCATTCTTGACCAATGTCCCGGTCGTATCCTCGATAGTGACCGTATTTATCTTGATAACGGAGGTTAGGTCTATCTGGGAGAAGGCCGATGCCAAACAGAGGAGACAGGCTAGTAAGACTGCCGACATGATCGGTAAAGTTGTAACGCAAAAGGTTTTGGAGGACGCTTTGACAAACGCTTTATCCAATGCCATTAATAAAAACAAGAAAGGATAATAAAATATGGGAAAAGACAATTTACCTCGTGGGTATCGAAACAACAACCCCGGGAATATCAGGATCAATAGCGACTTGTTCCAAGGTGAGATACGTCCGAGCAAGGATAAATCATTTAAACAGTTTGAGACTATGGCATACGGTTACAGGGCGGTGTTCCGCATCTTGCGCAACTACTATAACAACTATAAGCTTGACACCATCCGCAAGATGATAGGTCGCTGGGCGCCGGAAAACGAGAACGATACGGAGGCCTACATTAAGGCCGTATCCGATTATGCCGGCATCCCGGCTGATGATCCGATCAACATCAACGATCGTGAGCAAATGACCCATATTGTCGCCGGCATGAGCAAGGTGGAGAATGGGAGAGAGGCAGATATGTCGGACGTTATCGCTGGATGGAATTTACTTTAACAATAACAAGACCTAATGCTGTAGAGGTAAGCGTAAAATAAGATGAAAAAATATATTGGAACAAAACAGATTGAAGCAGAGCCTATGACAATGGGCGAAGCGTTTGAGAAAGGTTTGCTGCAAACAGGAAGAGTGCCTAATGAAACCGAAAAAGACAAATCCGGTTATCATGTGAAATACAAGGACGGTTATGAAAGCTGGTCTCCGGCAGAGCCATTCGAGGAGGCTTATAAGGTCTGTCATACGTTTATAGATCGTCTCCAAATAGAATTGTTCGAATTATCCGATAAGCAAGAAAAGCTAGGTAAGTTCTTTGGCACGGATATATTCAAAGGATTGTCAACACAAAAGCAAGTATTACTACGTGCACAATTTGGGGCGATGGAAGCTTATAGGCAAATCATTATTGAGCGCATCCGTATTGAGGGCATCTTAGAATGAGGCCTTGGCAAGTAATATTAATACTAGTGTGCTTGGTAGCCAGTTTCACGGCTGGCTACCATATCCGGGGGGATGTGGCTAGTGATTCGATATCCAAGACCGACACGTCCGCCAAGGTGGATACGATACATGACAGCATCCCGTACCCGGTCTATGAGACACTGGTACAAACAATACCTGAGCCTTTTCCTGTCTACATTACATTAGACGGTGATACGATTAAGGAACCTATATATGTCCCGGTGCCGATAACCAGCAAGGAGTACAAGACAGATGATTATCGGCTGTCAATATCCGGCTATAAGCCTAATCTTAATTACATCGAGGTTTATAGAAGGACTGAGTATATAACCAAGACAATGAATCCACGTAGATGGGGAATAGGAGTTATAGCCGGTTATGGGATCGGTAAGAATGGCTTGTCACCCTATGTCGGGATAGGTGGGTTTTATAGAATTTGGTGAGGCTTCCATGGCTCACGCCCGAGAAACCTCTGATAATAGAATGAATGCGTTATATGAATAACAAGGGCTGACGTTTTTTTGTTCATGATTAATTTAATATTAGTTTGATGGTGACTTCGTGAGAACGAACCGGAAAGGGAAGATAAAGAAAAAAGAATCTTCCCTAAATAATCGGATCGGAAGTTTGATTATTTTTTCATGCCACGCACGACGGGAAGATTCTTACAAGTCTTTCTGCCGTGCATTTTTTGTGCCCGGCTTTGATAGTAAAACAAACCACGAAATAAAAAGTTTATGAATAAGGTGGAAATTTTTTACAAAAAAGTGATAGAGGCAGTCTGCAAGGAGTGCGGAACCGATCCGGTAATGATGTTTAGCAACAACAAGGAGAAGAACGTTGACGCTAGGGGAGTGGCTATAACCATACTGGCCGATCGCAAGTTGAGCGACAATATCATATCCGATCTGACTGGAATGACGAGGCAAGCCGTCAACCGGATGCGTAACTTGTACCCGGACAGGATAAGGAGGAGTTATTTCCTGAGAGGAGTATTAGAAAGCGTGAAGGAAAAATTAGCTATAGAAAATCCTCTATATTCGTGAACTTTTTTGATCTTAAAATAGTTGTATATACGAAATAGTGGAAAAATAGTTATCGTTTTGTTTGGAGATAGTAGAATTATAGTTACCTTTGCCCCTATCAAACCTTCGTTGTTTGTTATCTTTTTTTATAATTAAAAAAGAAAGGAGGCCAAATGGTAATGAGAGTCAAGGATGTTATATCCTTACTTGAAGAAAACGGATGGCGTTTTGTCCGGATGCGTGGAGATCATAGGATTTACTATAGGAAAGGAGCCAGAAGACCCATAGTAATTCCGGGTAATCTCAACGATGATCTAAAGGAAGGGACGTTGAATTCCGTTTTAAGGGAGGCAGGACTTAAATAGTCCTGCTGATGCCGCCTCCAGAAAACTTTTGAATTAATACATGAAAAACATAAGAAGAAAAAAAGACAAAAATGTATGCACACACTAAGAGTTATCATTGAACGGGCCGACAATAATTACTCGGCTTATATTGATGGTTTGGATGGTATAATAGCTACCGGTAAAACTATTGATGAGATAAAAATGGGTATGATAGAATCTATTGATACCTTTGTTTCGGAATGTGAGGAGCTAGGCTGTGATATTCCGGAAGAGTTGCAAGGTGATTACGAGTTGGTGTTTAAAATGGATGTACGGTCATTGTTGGAGTTTTATTCTGGCATATTTTCAAAGGCTGGTTTAGAACGTATTACAGGGATAAATCAAAAACAACTATGGCATTATGCTTCTGGAGGGAGAAATCCTAGACCCGAACAAAGCTTAAAATTGGAAAAAGCCTTGCATAAATTAGGAGAAGAGCTCCTTTCCATATCATTATAAAGCCTCCCTTAAAAGGTAAAAGCGTCGTCAATACAAATTGGCGGCGCTTTTTTGTCTCATCCCCTTCCGCAAAGAACTAGCAACAACCTCGCAACAAGCTAGCAAGGAGATATTTATTTAGCAAAGCCCTTCTCATGATTTTTGTCGTGTCCGGTAATGGTGCCGGATTAACGACAAAAATTAAAGATAATGGATAGAAATTATTTTATCGGTACTCCCGAAGGAGGCAATTCCGGTGGAAGTAAGTTTGACATCATGGCCTTTCTCCCGAGCTTGATGGGCGGTGGTGGAAAATCATTGGACCCCAATTTGGTAGCGGCTTTGATGAACAATAAGGGCAATCAAGACGCTTGGGGCGGTGGTGGTTGCTGGTGGATCTGGATCATCCTCCTGTTCTTCGTATGGGGAGGCTGGGGTGGCAACGGCTTCGGCAACAACGGGGCTAACGGATTACCGGCTCAATTGAACAATGACGCTGGTCGTGAATTGTTGATGAACGCTATCCAAGGAAACGGAACGGCTATCAGCCAATTGTCATCTTCCTTGAATTGCTCAACCCAACAATTACAAAACGCTATCTGCCAGATCCAAGGACAGATCCAGAGCGTGGGTAACCAAGTAGGCTTATCCTCTCAGCAAATCATCAACGCCGTTCAATCCGGTAACAACCAATTGTTGAGCCAGATCGCCTCTTGCTGCTGCGACGTTCGTAACGCTATCACTACGCAAGGTTATGAGAATCAATTGGCCATTGTCAATCAGACGAACACCTTGTCCGGTAACGCCAATACGCAGTTTAACATCCTTGGAGCCAAGATTGACGCTCAAACCCAGATCATCAATGACAAGTTCTGCCAGTTGGAGATGAGAGAGATGCAAAACAAGATCGACACGTTGCGTCAAGAGAAGTCAGCCCTAGAGCTTGGAATCTCTCAGGCCGCACAGACCGCCAACATCGTGTCCCAGCTAAAGGCTCCATGTCCGATACCGGCCTATTTCGTCCCGAATCCCAACTGTTGCAACCCGATGCAGGTACAAGTAACCCGTGAGGGGTGCGGATGCGCGTATAATGGAGGCTTAGTATAAGGAGGCCCTGTCATGACAGCGAGATTAAACGTAAGGACTTGCGTCCCGAGGGTTGACCAGAACGGCATCTATGTCGTGTCAACGACGGGCAAGGCCGTATCCACCCCCGATGGAGAGGAACCAAGGATCGATTTCGGACTCAATCCGTTCGTATGGTGCGCCCTCCCAGATGTTGGGGTATTGATCTGGAGAGTTAGACATCCGGTTACGACCACGGAGGCTTCTTATCCCGTGAACGTTATAGTTCCCAACGGATACGCCACGACAGTCCCGTCACAAGGCGTTCAGGCGGGTACTAGCCGGATTCCGGTTGTTGACCACCATAACGTACAGGTGACAGGGAATGACGTTAACGTCCCTGTGGACTCCGCTAACGGATCGCCTATGTTAGGAGGTTATACAGAGCATATTGTTTGGTTCAATAAGCCTCAGGGGATATTCCGTCTTCTAGGGGTTAAGGCATCAAGCAATCCTACTCCGTCCGCCCAAGTGGGCGATACCAGAGCGGAGGCGAACGTAACGAGAAATAAATAACGAGAACCCGGGATAATACCCGGTTCTCTTTAAATCAAGAAGAAAATGACATTTAAGGAACTAAGAGAAGGCAACCAATATTTTATCCTTCATAAGACAGACAAGCCTTTCTGCGAGGTAGGTAGCGTGGTGGAAACTAAAAACCTGAGACCTAAACCGCAAAATTTCAATACGGGCTACCCTCCCTTGCAACCGGAGATGGTTATCGATCTAACGGTCAAGGTAGGCGACGACATGGTTAAACTATCTTCCGTACCGGCCGATAAGTCCATAGCGGACTATAAGCCTGACAACGGCGAGAAACTGGTATTGGCGTGCGATCTGGCCATGATGAACCAAGAGATAAGCTCCATGTTGCAGAATAGCCGACAGGTATTGGATAGCATAGAGGCCCATAAGTCCATCATAGATAATTGCGAGCTTATGCTTACCCAACTCAATCCCCAGTTCAAGAAGGAGAAAGAGCAGGAGGATAAGATTGCCAATCTTGAGAGCGAGATTGCGGAGATGAAAAGATTGTTTGGTGGCGGTATCGAGGAAATTAAGCAGATTCTTTTTGATAAACAAGGTAATAACAATAAAAAATCAGGATAATATGGGAACATATAGCAGAAAACTGAGAGAGCTGATCGAGGAATTCGACGCCATGGAAGACGAGGATATGTTGGAACTGGCGAAGGAGGCCTATAAGCTTGGCTGTAAGGAAGGAAAGCGGAAGGCCATGGAAGGCTATGGCAACCGCATGGAGGAAGACGAAGACGATGAGTTCGAGGACGACGACGAGTTCCGTGAGATGTGGGAGCGTGGCGGCTACGGTAACCGTGGCGGCGGTCGTGGATCATCCGGTGGCGGTTATGGCAATCGCCGTGGGGTGCCGGGCACCGGACGCTACTCGAGACGATATCGTAGATAACCATGAGGGGGGACCGGTTTCCCCCTCCTAAAAAACAGAGGAATATGAGACTAGATATGTATGATGATTTCCCTTCCGGGATGCGATCCTACCTGAAGGCGTATGGCTGGCATTTTTCCAAGGCCATGTGCGATTGGGCCGTATCCATGATGGAGAAGGAGGACGGAAACGGGAAGAAGGTCAAGATAACCCCTTTCACCAAGGAGCAGGTGGATGAGATGCTGAAGAAGTATAGCGTTGACGTGAAGAAAAAGGGTGGATACGATTATGTTTACGCCGCCAACATGTGCAAGGCCGATTACCTTGGCTCCTCCGTGCCTAACGAGCAGTACGCCGCTCTTTATGTCAAGAACGTCTGCGACGATCCGGACGCTTACGACGGGATAGTGTTCACCCGGTTCTACGCTGATTGCATCGGGTCCGGCACGCCTATAATCTGGGAGGAGATGATGTGATGGGAGGCTGGGGCTACATACTGAGGATCTTGAAGGGAGAGTCCCCCAAGGACGTGCTGGCGAGTATGCCGGAGAAGGATTTTGACAAGGTATCCGAGGTGGTGGGCAATCTCAAGGCAACCAATCTCACCCGGCAACAAAGGAGGAGGATAGAGCGGGAGTTCAAGACGGTAAGGAGATGATACGACGGGATTACCATATCAAGAGATACGATTGGGTGATCCACGTGCTGTATAACGTCACCTGCTCGAGGATATCCGATATCATAGCCCTATTGAGGAGGGCCGGTTGCCCGGAAAGCAAGATACGGGAGGCTTATGGCAACGTAGGATCCTGCAAGCTGGACGTGGGACTGACCTATTCGAATTACCGCAGCCGGGAATCCGTCATGGTGATAGGCCGGACCTCGTCTTACAGGGAGTTCTCCAATTCGTTGTTCCACGAATGCCGGCACTTGACCGATCACATGGCTATAGCCTTAAATATGGATGTGGGTGGAGAAGAGATAGCTTACCTAAGCGGGTACATAGGAGGAAAGCTAGCTCCCGATATCCAGCTGTTCATTTGTGATTGCAATTGTCATAAAAACGAGATAAACAGACATATTTATCAACAAAAAAAAAGAAAAGAAAATGGTAACAAAAGCAGATTTAAAAATTGAGGCCGCTCGTCTTGCGACGGAATCCGTAAATGAGGCGCGCGAAAAAGGGGAAAAATTGGAGTTTACTCCTTTAGCGGAAGAAATATATAACTTTCTTCAAAAGGATTTGGATTTGAAGGACACGGATGATCCTCAAGGTATGGTTTCGCAAGTGGCTTCTATGATTGGGGGAATGAATTGGAACAATATATCACCTAAACAAACAGAAGATGGATCAGACACGAAAGAGGATGTTGCAGGCGAAACGGCTTAAACGATCATCCTCGCATTTGGTTAGACCTCTCCCTTATCAAAGGGACACAACAGGTACAGGGTATATGTGGATAATCTTATTGTTTTTCTTATGGTGTCCACTCGTTAATAATGAAAAAAGGTAAGCAACATACAGAAAAGAGAGAATCCTCCAGACGTGAACTAGATCGGTTGGTTGATTCTCTCGATTTCGAGCCTGTCAACTTTCATGAGGTGATGGCCCGGATACGGCACTTGATGTGCCTGTTATAGCCCAATATCGCTTATTATTCTCCGGCCTATACGCCGTTGGCAGGGGAATCACCCCCGGCATAGTTTAAGTAAAATGTAATAGTTAAGACTTGTTCTGACATTTGTTTTATATCTTTCCTAATAATTCGTTATACTCCTCTATCCATTCAAGTTTTATTGGAAAACCAGCATTGTAATAACGCGATACAGCCCCACATAATTCATGAAATCTAGCCCTATGAACATTTTTATAATAAATATCCTTTGGCATTACCCCTAACGGAGGCATTTGTTTTTGTCCTGTTTCCATTTGTTTTGAACTTGATAAAAAATCTTTTATTTTATTGGCTAGTCCTATCAGCATTTCTGATTGGAGCTCATTGAACTCCTTGCAGTACCTCATGTCATCTTTATGCTTCTCTTCCGGAGACCGATCATCGCCTACGCTGCAATATCCGGCGAAAGAGTTTACCGGTAGTGGTCTCATAGCCTCTATAGCTAGTTTGATCGATTTCTCTTTGATGTTTTCTTCCATGATTTATTATTATTTGTTACCATTCTATTATTAATCCATAATCCCCTCGGTGCCATTCTCCTTGATAGAGCTTGAATCCTTGTCTCATGAGTTCAAGTTTGCACTCATCGGATAAGTATACCCAATGCGGGAAAAATATTTTATACTCGTTTCGTTTATTCGCTTCTTTTATAGCATTATATATCAGATCTAACGATGGTGAGTTTTTTTCTAATTCTCTAGCTTTCATATATTTTTTTAATTATGAGCCTTCATGGGAAGGCTCGGTTAATACTATTCCTCTAGATCGGGAATATGGCACCAATGGGTAACCTCCCCGAATACCTTATAAGCGTCCTCCCCGTAAACGATAAAGCCGCTATCCTTACCATGTAAATAAGCGGTGGCTTTGCCTCCGTACTCACCTCTAACCAAGACTATGTCTTGATTTTCCGGCAATCGTTCCTTCACGCTTACCCACGGGGATTGCTTTGCCTGCCATTCGGCACCGGCTATAAATCCCTGATAATACGCAGGGAATGCACTACCGCTACTCCTGCTTTCAGCAAATAAATGAGCCGCTTCCTCTACCGTCTGTCCCATATCAATATTTCTTTCCATGTTTATTCTCCCTTAATTCGTTGTATTTTTGTTTCTGTTCAATGTGCCATAAGAGATCTATATACAGCAAGTCCGCATTAAGAAATATAATTACGATCGAAGCCTTGATTATTTCCGCTATATCTCTATCCTCGGTTAGGATAGATGTCAAAAAGAACATCCTCTCAGTAAAAGACATTTCCTTTAAAGCATCATCCCAGTCTTTATATTCCGGCTCTTTCATGAAATCGTAGATATCTTCAAGGCTGATATCTAACGATCCTGCGAGATCCAGCAAGCGGATGCAGGCATCACTAAGCTCATCTTCAACGGTATCTTTAATATTGCTTTTGAAGGCATATATAAATTCTTCATCTTTTGTTTTAGGATCATCCATTAAGATTATCCAATCCTCAAAAACCTTCCTTCTTGCGTATAGACCTTTCCTGTCCGCTTCCACGGCCTCAGAAAGCTCTGTTATCACTAGCATCAGAAGATGTCCATTGCTCAAATCCGTGTCATGAAACCCGTGATCGCATGCGCATTTGTACGCACGGTCACGGAGTGCGTTGAAATCAATCTAGCTCATATTTATTTCTCCTTTTTATAACTTTTACAAATGTTACTTCTTGATCCGGATTTTCTTCCTCAAACCTAAATTTCTCGTTATAGAAGTCTATGAGTTCATCGAGGTCTGTAAATTCCTTTTCCACGTTATCGATGTAGTATGTCGTTTTTGGCTTGCCGTATGATAGCTCGTCTTTTCTTGGGGTGATAGTAACAGCGGAAATATTGTTAACGTCATCCCTGTACTTAACGATTCCACTACCTTCCATAGACATACAGGACAATATCCTTAATTGTAAATCATCACGTGTGATCATCATTACCTCCTTTCAGCAATTCGGGATTGTCATAAACATTACCTATTACTTTAATTTCTCTTTTATAATCAGTCCACCAGCAAGGACTAACTTGCTGCCAATAACTAGTTTTAAGATCACAGTCCAAATCCGTAAGATTAGCCAAGCAATAACTCGCCCATTCATCTATGTACCTAATCAATTTAGGATATTTGCCATTCACGCTGATAATGTCCCCCTCGTAAATCTCCTTTCTGCTCTTGTCTTTTAAGCCTGTGAACTGGCCTATAGTTGTTTCATCGCACATAACTCCAGACAATTGAAAGAAGTGAGTATCACCTCTAAAATTATACTCTCTCTCAACATACAGTTCATTCTGCTGGTCTATAATGCAATAGTCGTCGGCTTGAACCAATCCACCATACGCCCATTTATTATTATCAATACGCTTCGCTCTGAATTTAATCTCACGCATTTGATCCTCCTTTCTCTGTTAAATAGTTATTATTCAAGTGACCTCTCTTGATGAGCCACTCGATAGCGTCAACCACATTGTCCATCAAATTGATCATTGAACATTATTTTATTCATACTTTATCCTCCTATTGTATTTCCAAGCCCTATAAAACCACTTAATAAAGTTAACCCAGCATTTCGGTGTCATTAGAAACTTTCTCACCGCATAGAAGGGTAGTATTGTCTCCATTGCGACATAGTACTTACCCCATATATAACGGTGACGTGTACATTTCTCCGCTATCTTCCTTTGCTTCTTGTCTATCCATCCATGATAATGAAAGGCTATAAAATTATCATGGAACCAGACCTCAATAACGGTGTTCTCTCCGTTATCATTGGTTTGCCTGACGTTCATTCCCCAACTCATATAATCATTGATTGTTAAAATATTCCTTACATTTAAAACCTTTTCTCGGAGGGGATGGTTACCTAGCTTGGATAACTACCGCATAGTGCAATATCTTTGTTCATGGTTACCAGTCCTCCAAATCTTCCCTTGTATAGGAATCGTTTGTGTCATCTTCATCGATATAACTATCACAATAGTCCAATAGGTTGTACGAATTCTTACCGTGTAGGCACTCGTTCCTGAGCGCACAATTCATACAGCACCATTCATCGCTTATTCTCATCATCTTATCCCTCCTGTAATATAACATCCCCATCCTTATCCGTGAACACGTCCACTAAATCGTAGTAATATTCCTTATCCGACGTGCGGATCATTACCTCCGCTTCCGGGTCTTGCTCTTGTAATAGAGCGATTAGTTCTTTATTTCTCATGCTAATTTTCTCCTGTTGATTTAAGGGGGTATCCCTTGGACGGAATACCCCGGGTAAGTATTAGTTCTGCTCTGCGAGTTTCTTGAACTCCCCTAGCAACATATAGATCGTGGCGATATCGTCCTTGAAACGATCCACCGTTTCCTCGTTGATGCACCATGAGTAATTGAATACAAGGTCTGTCAATTGTTCGCACATTTCCGATGGATTGATAACCTTGTTAATGAACTCGTTGAAGGACGTGAAATCGTATTCTTTAGCCTGCATAGTTCAACTCCTCCATCTTTGAAAATCCCAATACTAGCATAAGAGAATCGAATTTGTCCACATACCACTCCGGTTGAGTTTCCTTCGGGTTGTTCTTGTTTATCTGATTCTCTCCGTATTCGAGTCCTTTCTTGGATATGGAGTTGAAATATTTGATCTTGCCTTTAGATGATTTACGTGATATACGTTCGATATATCCTAGCTCGATAGCCCTTTTGTAGAATTGATTCCGTGATACCTTGTAACCTTTCTCGTTGAGTAGATCGGTAGCCGACTTCATCACTCCTTTTGACGGCACGTAATCGGGCAATGGCAATCCAAGTGGCGTGGCTACCTTCTCCAGTAATGACAACTTGGAAACGTCATTGAGGTTCAGCATCTCACTTACGCCTTTCACCCATTCGATTCCGGCACGGACTTTTGTCGGGGTGACGGACGATGGTCTGGATTGGCTAATTGATTTGCTTTCTTTCAGTCTTTCCTCGCAAGCGATGAAGTAACGGCGGGCTTGCTTCCCTTTCTCGCTTCTTTGGATCATTGATACTTCTTTCGCCATGCTTAATGTCATTGCGTAATCTTGAAGTTCTTGATTCGCAAGGGTGTTAAATACTTTACACCCTACATAGTCCTTGTTTTCGTCGAAACCGTACTGTAGTTGCCGATCAAACCAAGACTGGAATCTTTCTGTACAACCTAAAAAGTCGTACAAAGCTCTTGCGCTAACGGCTTTCTTGCCATTACTCTCATTAATGGGGATTAACGCCCCTACGTTTGTTGTAATTTCTGCCATTTTTGAAGTTCTTTAGGCATTACAGGAAAGTTTTGTGCTGCATCCCTATTTAGCAGGGCAAGCGAAAAGCGGTTGCTTCCGACCCGTTGAACTTCACCACATAGGCAGTGGGCGCATTAACGCTCCACACGGGAGAAACAACCGCTATATCATATAGATGCAACGATCTTACAAGCATAAAAAATGCCCGCTATATATGGCAGGCTTCCGCTTGCCTATGTGTATGAAGTTCGCTGCAAATGTACCACTTCTTTCCAAAACGCCAAATAAAATCCTTGAAAAATTATCCCGCCCTGTCAAAAGCCTTCTCAAAGACCTCCGGCCTAAGTATAGCGTTCGTTATCGCCGTGAACGCCTTCACGATCCCGGGCTGCTCATTTAAGTTTATTCTCACGTCCTTCCCCGTGACCTCACTTGATAACCGATCGCTCAGGTACTCCACCTTGTCCAGTGCCAGATAGGAAAGGGGATTGTACGCCAACGGGACGATCCCCCGCATCCTGTCGCCGAAATCGCTTATCGTGATCCTAGACATCTGCGCCAACATGTTTATCGTGGATGACAGGGATGCGATCCGGTTCGTCATGCCCGATACCCCGTGATCCAACAATATCTGGCTGATCGTGTAGTAGTACCGGTCTATGTGGGGCTGCACGTCCTCCTCCATGCTTTGCGTAATCTCGGCAAACGCCTCCTTGTTGGCCTTGGCTATCCGGAAAATGTTCGTGTTATAAGCGTTTATCTCCCTCTCTATAACGTTGGCCGTCCGTTTTGCGTTATGCCTGTAGTGCTCGCTATTCCTAATGGCCTCCATGAGCGATACCGTGTAGTTATACACTTGGTCGTTCACGAAAAGTATCATGTAGGTTAGCGAGGTGACAAGGCCGTTCGTGTCCTTGTCGATCTCTTCCCAATCGTTGTATTGTCTCATTCTTCCATCCTCCGGATCATATAATCAACAACGTCCTTTACGGTAAGGCATCGTCCGGGATCATCATTAGGGATCAATATGCCAAACTCTTTCTCCAGCTCCATCAATATCTCTACCTCGTCAAGACTGTCCATCCATAGATCATCCTCCAGCTTGGATTCCATCGTAAGTGGCGTATCTTTGTAAAAAAGTCTACTCTTTATGATCTCAAATACTTTGTTCTTTATAGTTTCTTTTTCCATTGATGTAATTATTTTTTATTGCTCTCATCATGGATGAATGTAGCTTTCAACTATGATGAATGATTAAACCTTATTTGTTTTAGCGAACACCACCGACTCGTGATCCGGCCTCAGATGGGCCATGCAAGCCTTGCTGTACTCGCAAAATCTCGCTCCATCGTCCCGGAAGACGCATCCCCTGCACGGGATCTTGTTCTGCCCGTTGTAGTACGGGCTGTATTTTTCCACGACAATTTTCATGTCTCCTACCAACACGATCAAACCGATAGGGGTGTTTCTCAATCTCTCTGTTATTTCCATGTTACTCTATATCAGTTTTCTTTACCATTAACGGGTATGTTTGAATCATCTTTTTGAATATTCTCGGAAAAAGCCTTGGCTAATGTTAAATATTCCGGACAGGGCACGGCCTTGCGCCCCCATTCTTCCCATTGCTCATCACGCTTTTTGCGCTGTATTTCCCGATCGTAGGCTTCTAGCTGTTGGCGGCGATAAACCTTGAAGTCTATCAGGGCACGGCTTATCATCATGGGGTCTACATTGCCATAAAAAACGCCAAATGATCCTCCCTTTAACATGTGGAAAAACAATAGCAATTCCGAGGCTTTCAGAAAGTAATACTCGGTCTCAATGATCCCGGCAAGCTCTATCATTTGGTTTGTATCTATCTTCCCATTTACGCCAGTGAAATCGTTAAGGTTCTCCAATTGAGCCATTATCCAAGCGGATACCTGCTTCTCTGGATAAGCTTGCAAGAGAGTGGCTATTGAAGGTGCCTCCCCCATGAATGATCTTTCCTTGTTCTGGGCGCAAACCTTTTGCAGCGAAGGGTTGAAGGTCTTAGCGAAGCATAATCCATCACCGTAACGCTCAATCACTCTTACCGCAATCAGAGAAGGCTTCTTGGAAATATCCGGCAAGTCTTGACTTTCTATCCGTATCCCTATCTTGTTTACATGTTCCATTGCTATTTTCGTTTGATTTGATCCTCAAATTAATTTTGAGCCAAGACGCGAAGTGACTCCTTGCGTCTTTGGGAGACTTCATACCAACATCCCGGCAAGCCATATCCTTGAAGAATTCGTCCAGATAGTCTTTGAACTGAGAGGTGCTTATGTATTGCTGCATGCATACCGTCTCGATCCAAGCGATATTAGCCTCCAAAATCTTTTTACACTCATCCAAAGGTTTCTCAACCAAATCAGGATTGAATCCGGGATGAGATGGGGTGAGAGGAGAGCCTTTAGGCTCGTTTTTCTTATTACTCTCGCTAGAGAGTAATTCTTTTTTTTTCTTTACTTTACTTTCCTTTTCTTTTCTTGCTATATTTTTTTCGTCTTTTGCTATAGCATTGCTATCATTATCCGTAGCATTTGCTATAAATTTTGTAGCATTTGCTATTTCTGATTCTTTTTTACCCCATCGTTTAGCTAAACCAATCTTCCCTGCCTCGGATCGTTTCTTTGATTTATCGTCTTTGAATTCCATTCTTTTCTTGAAGCTTTCGGAGTAGAAGTACTTACCGTCCTCGGTAAAGACAAATAACCCGAAATCCTCAATGACGGACTTTATTAAGGATGCGTCCTCACGAAGGTCAAAGGCTATCATGTTATAATCTTTGACACTCATATAGCTTGGCTCCTCTCTAAGACGTTCTAATATCATGAAGAAAACACCATATCCGGCGGCTTTATGCCTCATTCGTAAACGAATCAGCTTATCTGAGTTTCTGGCATTACTGTCGTGGGGAAAATAGCTCGTTAACTCTTTCCTTGTTTCCATATCATAAATTCATCTTTTGATTTATCTTTCTTTTGTCGATTGCATTTTCTGCAAGACGTTACAAGATTAGAAAGCTCATCTCCACCACCTTTAGAGAAAGGTACAACATGGTCTGCTTCTAACTTTCCTCCTATTTTCCCACAATATTGACAAGTGAAATTATCTCGTTTAAAGACTTTCGCTCGTAATGAATACCATTTCTTTACATTGGTATTATACATTCTCATTCTTTTAAGATAGTCATTAAGCTCATCGTCTATATCAGCTTCAAAGTTCACTCTCTCTAGAGCAGAAAACTTTATAAAACTATCTTCAAAGCCCTTTATCTTTTCTTGAATGTCTGGGCGTAGCCTTATATCTTCTTTTACTTGTTGAATGTATTTCTTAGAATGAAATAGATTCATGGCTTTAACCCATCTCGGACTTATTTCTTTTATCATTATTAGTTGATTAAAAAAACAGACAATACAATATACTCCCCGGCCTAGACCGGGGCTTTTAAAATCTTAATACGTGAGTAGGGTAGGGCTATTTTATAGTCCTCTTGATCTCGTCCATCAACCTCTCTGTTATCCTCTTGTCGTGCCACTCATGCCATTCGGTGAATAGCCCCTTGGCGGCGATGAAGAAGAAGCATGAGTTCTTTAGCTCCGTCTCTTGCGAGGACGTGATGCGTGACCATCTGAGCTGTTCTTTAACGTGCTCCAGTTCCTTGGAAAGCCGATCGTTCTCCTTGGATAGGCGGTTGATGCGGATAGTTTGTTGACGTGCTGTTGGAGTGCTCATAACGCACCTCCTTCCATCCCGGCTAAAATGAATGCGGACATCAATAAGATTAGTACCTTGACATAGCCGATAACGTCGTTCTTGTTATCGCACTCGAGCAAGCCGAATGACATGAAGGTTAATAGCTTGGCGATGGATCGCCATGATAGGAAGCTCGTTTCGTGAGCGGACGTGGTTGTGCAATTACTGTTGTTCGTTACACTCGCAGATTTCAATTTCGTTGGCATTGATACTTGAAATTTTGAGTAATAAAAGAAGGCTGCTGCCTCCCGATCTCGCGCCAACGAAACTACATCAAGTATATGAGGTAGGTATCACGGGAAAACAACAGCCCTTTATCTTTGTGATAATAAGCTATCAAGTGGACATAAAAAATCCCACCTCTCTAACTTGTTATGTATGTTTCGTTGGCATGAAACACCACAAAGATACAACTCAAATTCAAAATGCCAAATGATTTTGAATAAAAAAGAGTGGCCGATTACCGAAACCACTCTTCACTATTTTTTATGTAATATTAATCCTATTCCTTTTTTGCCTTTTTCGTATTGAATGGAGACACATTTTGCATACCGTCGATATGCTCAAACAATTGAGGTTCTACATTTGCGCCCATCGGGTCTAAGATGAAATCAATGCCCTCACGCCTAGCCAGTTTTGCTGCCGGGACAAAGTCGGAATCTCCGGAGAACAAGACAATCGTATCAACAAAACCTTTTAGCGCCAATGAAGCGATATCTGTCCCAATCTTCATGTCTATCCCTTTTTGCTTTACATCCAAATATACATCCCCCTCTTTCAAGTCCTCGATCTTGATTGTCCCGGAAAGTAGTCCTTTGACTGAACTTGGTCGTATCATCCAGTTGTGGTTATCCTTTAGGGTCCCCATTCGAAGTGCTACTTTACGCTTTTTCTTTAATGCGTTGACTAATTCCATTTTAAACTTATACTCAGGAGTCTTGCTAAAATCAATTGCCTTTTTGGTTACTGGATTATGGGATTTCTTATCTAACGGGAAACAGTCATAATAGAAAATCCTATACAATGTGTTTTTACCTCCAACATGCTTCATCGCCATTGTATACAACAATTCCGCAACCTCTTCCCCTGACTTTCTTTTGTCTTTATTGTATTGTGCGTTGAAACGTTTGATAAAAAAGCCGCCATCTATTAAAATGGCGACTTTAACAGGAGGAAAATTTGTCTCTTTTTTTGCCATACCATTTAAAATGTAAAAAAAAATGCCCAAGGGTTGGCACATCCATTATTCAATAGCGGCATTTGCAAGGACGCTTTCGGATGTGCGTAGCCATGAGCCTAATTATGATGCAAATGTAAAGCATATAAGACGAAACGCAAAGAATATAATCAATTTTATTTCATCGTATGTTATAAAACATATCTTGTTCACATTCTAAATTCGATTCCATATTATGCTATAACGGTGTCGGTCGAGAAGGGTCGATAACCTCATTGTCTCGTTTTTGCTCTTTCCATTCCCTGAACTCTTTTAGTTCAAGAATGGAGTGGAAACCTCCTAGAACGAATGAATATACCATTGGGAGTTCTTGTATCGTATATCCTCCAGCCTTGCTTAAAAGAGACATCCTCAGTTTGATGTCTCTTTTTTCTCTTAGATAGTTTAAGATTTCTATTATCATGATTTAATCATATTGATTGCTCTTTTTAAATACCAAACAAATTGAAGTTTTTTTAGAACCACGGAATATATCCCGGTGGCGTGTTGTCCTTGTCCTTGAATCTTTTTAGATGCTCTTCCACGTTCAATCCCTCCCTTACGAGGATGATCGTGTTCTTGTCAACCCTTACGGGTATCCTCTTGAATTTAGGCTCCGGGAGTATATCCCCGTTTGCCTTCGTGTTCGCTTTGATCGTTCTCATATAAGTTATCGTTTATAGTTGTCACAATACCGGAAGGAGTTCGCTACCCTCCCGGTGTTCAATATCTCGCACCATACGGCCAGACCCTTGTGAGGCTTGCCGTGCACGCAATCGGCGCATCTGATACGCTCGGGCTGCTTCCCATATTTCATTAGAGAAAAACTTACGAGAGAGCATTATGAAACCCTTATCCATATATTAAAAATCAAAATCCGGAGACTCTCCGCTCTGCAAGGACTTTAGTTTCTGGTCTACAAGGTGGTTTACATCCCATATGTTTACAGGTTGTATTTGCAGGTTCTCCGCCATTTGCCTTGCTACTTCCTCGGAGACAGGATTTATAGCGTATATGGCCCCCGATGAGAGGAAGCGGGTGAAGCCGGGTTGGTTACTTGTATCCGGAACGTCTACCCGAAGCATATTGGTACCGGCCACATTCTGTTCCGTACATCTTCCCGCTATCCTTGAATGGCCGAATAACTCGACCACGCACCATAAATCAAATTTCTCTTGTTCCATATTATTTTCTATTTTTAAAAGTGTTACAAAATCTCGTGGAGTTAGCTACCCGTCCAGCATCATGTATGATGCACCAAACGCATAGCCCCTTGTGAGGATGTCCGTTGGCGCAATCGCCACATTTCACCTTTTCTTGCTCGTCTTTCTTCTTAGCCATTTCAATCCTTTATGCCTTTCTGATCCCTCAAATCCTTTATTCGTTTCTTGTAATCTTCGATCATCAATTGGTAATCGAATGCCGAGAGTTTAGAGATAGAGTGCTTTTTCACCTCAAGCTCGTTAATTACTTTTATGCCATACTTATTTATCAAGCCCTTGGCATAACCGATGTTGTTGCCCTCGTCGAAACGGTTGCAAGACCTGCATTGAGCGTTGCAGTTTCTCTCGCTGTATCTGGTACCCATATGTGACCGGTTGACGAAATGTCCGCAATCTGCCTCTTTCCAATGCACGATCTTCCCGCAGCTTATGCAACGGCAATAACCGTTGTTGTCAGCATCCCTTATTCTTATAAATACGGAGAATATACGGTCTAGTCTGTTCTTTAAAGAGGTTATGTTCTTTACTTTTCCCATGGATGTTTTCTTTTTTCGTTTATTAATAAGAATCCTGCCAAGATCACTGCTATAAGTCCGAGTATTGCGGTGATAAGGTATATGGCCATTGTCAAGTGATCTAAATTCTGTATTGTTTCCATAATTATATGTTTGTTATTCGTGGACGGTGCCGGGATCGAACCGGCCTCTTTACGTCATGCGCACTCCGTAACGTTTCATCCCGGAATACTTACCGCCCGAAATCCCCGCATATCCTCACGGACGGCGGGGATAATCATTAACTAACCTGAATCTAATACCATGAAAAACACACTCTAATATTAATATCCTTAGTTCTGAATCTTTATTAAATCGGGTATCGCTCCATAAATGGGAGTACGACCATCCCATTTGTCGATAAACTGCTTATAAAGAATTTCTTTAGTCAATCCTCTCGAGGTGATTAACGCTTGTTCCGTTTTCAATTGCTCCAACTCGTTGCGTTTCCGTTGCTCCGCTATCTGCTGGTCTAAAACCGAAATATTGGTGTTAACTTCATTCCTACTATCAATTTTCTCGCGAACCGCCTTGGAAAACTCTAATTGCGCTGAGAATGTGAGTAATTGAAGACCTCTTTTCTCGAATTCCTTATCTACAATCTGCTCAAGGCGTTTCTCAAAAAGAAGCGAACCTCCGTCAGCCATTAAGCTGTCGGTCTTATGTTTACGGCTTTCCTCCTTGATCAGATCATAGATGCGAGGTTCTAGTATATTATCCTCCAATGATTGCATGAAACCGTCTTTGCCTGATTCCGTATCAGCCTTGTCTATGTGCTTGTTATCGAAAACAACGTCTATTGCCCTGTTTTTGATGACCTTGTAGGAGTAAGTGGGGCGTGCGTTAAACTCCGTATTGTCTGCGGCTTTTAACGTGACAGGGCTTCCGAACTCGCCTCGTTGGTCGAATAGCGGGACTTGAAATAATTCCGTGCCCCATTCCCAAGTTGAAACCCTGCCCGATACGACCTTGAAATCCTCCTTCCCTTGTTTCCCGTAATTTTCCATCAATACCCCAGCGTAATTAGGTGCTACACGTTCACAAGAGGATAAAAATACCATAGCGATTATCGCTATAGTAAAAAACTTAAAACTTGTCCTTTTCATTCTTGATAAAATTAAATAGTTTGTAAATTATAAATAATGAACTAGTTAACATAATGACTATTCCTAGCCATGCGTCAACATGGTTAAAAACTCTGTTCCCTGCCGGAATAAAGGCTATGGCCAATATCAATATCCAGTGTTTGTTGATAAATTTCTTCATGATCTTTTTATTTATTAAACTTCTAGCTCTTCAATTAAGAGTTGCCCGCATCCCATGAACCATACTTGGGAAGCTGGCAATTTTTGTAGCAAGGCTATCTCTATCGCCGCCTCCTTGAACTTGCCCTTGTCATGCCCGGCCTTTTGCCTGATGAAGGATTGCGTCCTTGTTATAAGATCCCCGTCCCCTTCTTTGGGATCACGGGTTATGATCTCCTTACATTCTATCATCTTGTCCTCGATGGACTTGCCGGAGTCGGACAATGATCTCTCTATCTCTTCTTTGTCTATGTCAACGACTCTCTTGTTGACATCCGCGTTGAACGGGAACACGTCCATGATCATTGTCTCCGTTACCGAGGCGATGGTATAATCCGCCAATGTACCCTTCATGCCGTCTTCCAATACGGCGATGGCCTCTTTTAGATTAGAGGCTTGGGCTAACATGGTAGCGGCTGTTTTCTTCTCAGACCCGCTCTTCTCGTCCAGCGTGATGAAATAAACCTTGATCTTATAGAACCGGTCACCGTTTTCGTTGAAGAACAACTCGGATAAACGAGCTCGTTTGATGTCTGTTACCGTGAATTCACCCGTGATGAAGGGGCGGATCTCCTCGATGATGCGAGCTTCCGCTTCCGTAAAAGACAGGGCATCTACTAAGTAAGGTTCCGTTACTTTCTTTTGCATACCGTTCTCCAACATCTTCTCGTAGGAGACCTTACATTCAAAATAGTTGTGCATGTCGCTAATAGTTTATGTTGTATTTCTTTCTTTCAAACTGTGGGACATACCCCTCGCAAGGGGTGTTTCCGTCAAATAGGGCCGAAGCCCTTGTAGTTTCCCCATCTTTTTTAGACGGGTCTTTCCAATGTCTCTGCCGTTGATGACAGAGGCAATGTTTTTTAGAGCAAGCCTCATTGAGGCAGTATTTAAGATCTCTCATTATCGTATCTCTTATAGGTTTCCAGCTTCTTGACCTCCTTTTTAAGGAGTCTGGCCGCATCCATGTATTTGACGCTGCCATGAGGAGCGGTAATAATAATGTTCGCATGCCTCACGATCTTTTCTATTAAGTAATTTGGAGGCCTGTCACTTTTTCTCATGATTAGAAATTTGAGAGGTTTCTCATGAAATCGTATTCGGATATGTCCCGTAGGAATACCGAGAAAATCACGTCCTTGACACGTTCGTAGAGATCCATGAACTCGGCCTCGTCCATCTTGTCGAAGGCTATCGACTTCGGGATCTCTATCCATTCCTTTCGGGATATGCTGTAGGCCGTATCGCAATGCCCGGCGGCTATCTCGACGGTCTTCCGGAAACACTCCACGCTCTCCTTGAAATGCGCCGTGGTCCTCTCGTTCTGGTAAGACCAAGCGCAATTTATCAAGGCGAAATACTTCCTATGGAAATCTATGTTTCGTGCAAGCGTTATCTTGGCCTTGTAGACCTTGCCTAGCTTGAGCTTTTTCTTCTCGTCATAGTCGGAATCATAGCATGGCATCAATCCGCCGGCGGTGTTGAGCAAGTATAGTTCCATTAAATTAAAAGTTTAGAAAGATCTATTAAAACCAATTTTTCTTTGATATTTCTCGCTTTTAAAATATCATAGAAACAAGACATCGCTTTTTCTTCGGTATCTATTTTAGAACCATCCAAGGTATAGCAATACTTGTCTTCGTAATTTACAGTTATACCTTTGTGTATGTTTTTATGGGCTTTTCTTGACATTACAAAAACAGAATAAGGTTTATTGTAATTCCAATGATGCAATTCCTTACCTTTCACAAGAAATCCCTTTGACCTGAATTTTCTTGATAATGTAGATTCTATAGGGCATAAATCTTTTGTCTTTTTAAATTTGTTTTTATACTCTAATCTTTTAAACTTTTCTCTTCCCCTTTCTCTTTCTTTCTCCATCCATTCTCTATCCTTTGATTTGACCAAATATCTTTTTTGACTATCATTTTTTGCGCAATCTTTGCATTTATTTAAGTGTCCATCACGCATTTTAGAATGTTTGTAAAATTCAGAAAGAGACTTTATCTCTCCACATTTAAAACATCTCTTTGATTCCATATGTTAAAAAGGTAACTGGTCGTCTTCTCCGACCGATGGGGCGTTGTTGATATCCTCCGGTGAGGGGATGTTGCTCTTGAACGTGGATTCCATCAAGTCGCCTATGCCATAATATACGCCTTCCTTGCGCTCCTCTTTCCTCGGTGCGCAAGACACGTAATGCGTATAGGTGCGGTTGTCGAACGTGACAGGCTCTTTTTTCTCCCCGATCGAGATATTGAGGAAGATCTTCTCCCCCTTGGCCGTCATTACTTTTTTCATCAACTCCTTCGGTATGTCGCTCAAGCAGATTGAGCCGTATAAATTCGCCATAATGTTGTGATTTGAAATTTTAGATTTATAAGCGGGGCGGTCGGTTATTCGCTACGGTGGGGATAACCGCCGTCCCGTAGCCACGGCACGCGTGGATTATTTTTTGTTGAATGTTATAGAGTATGACATCTTGGCCATCCTTATCGCCGGATGGATCGTGTATATCTCCCCGGTCTCGTCATCAACGACCGTGGTATTGTCCAGCACCGTTTTCAGGAACGCCTCCCGTTCTTTTATCTTGGCATCGAGAATCGTCCTTTCCTCGATCAACCTAGCGTAGACCGGGTCATTGCAATTGGAGTGGTCGTAGGATACGCCTACCTCCTTCATCTTGACCGTGGCCCCGTTCCAAGAGCGCTCCTTCCCGTATTTCTCGATCTCGGAAAGGACAGCGTCCTTCATCCGGTCATCGTCCAGCGTCCTCTTGATGGTCTCTTGCATCGCCTTTAACTTGACGACGTGTGATATGGGGTCTACCTCCCCTTCCAGTACCGGGTTCAAAAGGTCTATGGATAAGGCCTCGATCTCACTTTTCGTTAGCGGGGTCTTGCCGCTTAGCTCTAGTTCTTTGCTCATGACAGGTTGTTGTTTATTTTATAGTTGTTGTATATCTCGATAATGGATTCCATCTCCACCTTTCCGACGATGTAGGACTTGTTTATAAGGCTCTCCACGGAGAAGGGCTGGTTGGATTCCTTGGCCTTCTTCTCGTTCTTGTATATCCACTCCGATATGGATTTCATGGCGCTCTCGTTGTTTATATGATCTCTCGTAAGCTCTTTCTTCTGGTTTGAGCTTGCCGTTTTTCTAGGCTGCTCCTTTTGGGCGGTATTACCGCTCGCTATGTTTGCATCATCGTCATCGTCAATATTCAAGCATAGTATTGCGCCTATGGCATATCTTCGTTGGTAGGTAATACAAGATCCTACACCTTGAGGATCGTTCTTAGAAGGCCTCATTGAGTATGTTGAGCTAATATACTCTCCGGAAATATGCATCAATATCGTCTCAAGCTCGTTCTCACCTGTTGGCATCTGTGTTATCGATAACCCGCACTCAGATAACGGAGATTGGATCACGTCCAATATGTTTGCCAACGATGCGTACTTGCTTTTGAAAAAAGGATTATTGCTATCCTTTTTTATTTTGCCTACCTTTTTTTGAAACTCGCAAAGGGCGTTGGCTATTTCCTTTATAGAATCAGATCTTTCCATATTATTTATTTTTGTTTCGTCAGCCTCCGGGAGTCGAACCCGGACTAAGACCATCGGCCGCCCTTCCCTCACTACCGTGTCCCTTTCCACCGGGCCAATGATATCGTCATGGCCTACCACTTGTCTAGGATATCGGTTGCCGGTCTGGGTCGGGGTTGCACCTCGTAAGGGCGGGATGTTACCAATTATATGAATCACATAGGAATCTAAGCTCCTCCATGTTATCCTCGTATTCCTCGTTGTCTTCCTCCCCGTCGTACTCCGGTTCGCCGTCGGGGTCTTTGATGTAGATGTCTCTCATGCGCTCCTTCGATAAGCAAGGCCTTGTGGCTATTATACTTCTTTAAATACGCCTCCTTCTAATTTGTAATATGTATCCTCCTTTATCTTCTCCCCGTCAACAAATTCCGTTTTTACGCAAATGGGGATATATCTTTTCTTTTCATCAGAATAAGACCATTCGGATAATGTTATCCATGATCCTTTTGAGGCTTTTGCTACTGAGTTAATACCTGCGCACATGATGACACAGTCTTCGCCAGTGCTGTCAATCTGGGCACCGTAGCCAGACGA